AAGCCGTGCTGACACGCTCTTGAACATGATCGACGAGATCACGTTCGTGCGTGCAGCGCCTGAGAAAGTCGCCACGGCTGAGGGCGTCGGCACCGAGATCAGCGCCACCTACGACTATCCAGACGCGCTGTTCGACTGGCTTCAGGCGAACCTACCCGAAGCCCTGGCCGGCGGCGCTGTGGTCGAAAAGCGCGTCACCGCGCATCCGAGCAACCGATGAGTAACTCGCACTGGTCAACAGGACCTTATAAAAGACGCATCGTGGGTTGCTTGAGTTTGGTGGTAGCAGATAGCGACAAGAGTTCCGAACTCTATACGCGGCCGAATCTGGCACCGACCAAACGCTTTGCATGGGCTGTGTTGTCGTACGTGTCGGCTGAGACCAGCGTAACCGGCTCTGAAGACACGGAAGAGGCCGCTATGCAGGCTTGCGCACGTGCAGCCATCACGGTGATCGATGAAACCAAACGACAGCTACAAAGCATAGAGGCCGCTTCATGAAGAAGCGTAAGAACAGCAGAGCCAAGGGCAGCCGCTTCGAGCTGGTCATTGCCAAGCTGCTGCAAGCCTGGTACGGCGGCGTGTGGAAGCGCACGCCGCTTTCGGGTGGCTGGTCGAAGGGTGCCGACTTCGAGGTGGCCGGCGACGTGACGTGCAATCTCAAGAACCGACTGCACATCGAAGCCAAGAACCGCGAAGGCTGGTGTCTGGATGACCTCGTCACCGGCCGGCGCGCAACGGGCACATCCAGCGTGCTTGAGTGGTGGGAGCAGAGCTGCCGCGAAGCCAAGACGCGCTACGGCGAACAGCCGCGCTGGCCACTGCTGCTGTTCACGCGCAATCGCGCGCCTGTCATGATCATGCTGACCGAGGAGCTGTTCAATCGGCTCGACAGCTACGGCGGCGGCTTGGCACAGCTGCTGCCGATGCTGCGCTACCGCGTCGAGAAGGGCAAGTACGGTGCTGGTCCTGTCGTCATCATGAGCGCCGAGGTCTTCTTCGCGCGGATGCGGCCTCCGAAGGCATCACCAAATCACAAGAAGTGGCAGCCGCGTGAACTACAGCGCGACGGCCGAAAGAAGAAAGCCGCATGAGCCTGCTGCGTCGTCTGTTGAACCTGCTCGTGGTACCACCTGCACAGCGTGATGCCGAAGTGGTCACGCTTCGACTGTGCGAAGCCGAACGCCTGCTGCTCCGACCGAACGTGCTGTATTTGTTCACCGTGAAACCTGACTGCGCCCGCTGCGTCGAGCTTGAACAGCGCGGTCGTACCTAGAGGAGAAGATCCGTGAGCAACAACCTACCCCCTCGTGAGCTACCGAAGCTCGCCAACGAATACACTGACCGCCTGGATCTAGGCCAACCGAAGCCCCGCGAAGTTATGCATGGCCTGGACCGCTGCTGTCCGTGTCCTGAGCACATCGAAGATGGTCGCGACGGCTGGCAGCTGTTGTTTGCCGTCGTCAGCTCCGTTGTGTCGTGTCTGCTGTGCCCTGCGCACCTACCGGGTCTGCTTGGTGCGGCGCTGACTTGGCTGAGCGTGAGCCATGCCGCACACTGGTGGCTGTCGATGCTCGTCGCGCTACCGCTTATGGCCATCAGCGGTGCACGCTCCGTCATGAATCAACGCTGCATGCAGTTTTTCATGACGCTGCTCGGTGTGCTCATGCTCTACGCCGTGTCGTGGTACGGCGATTCGCTCGTGCTCAATGTTGGCGGTGCAGCGCTGCTCTTGCTCGCGCCGTTCTATGACCGCCTACGTCGGTATCAGAGGAGCCTGTAGCCATGCCGTTCCTACAAGACTACGAGTGTCCAAAAGGCCATCGCTTCGAGCACATGGCCGACAACCGCGAGAGCGCTCCCGTGCAGTTGTCGTGCGAAGTCTGCCTGCGTATCAGAGAGGAACCGGACGGCTCTATTGCATGGGTGCATTTTGCACGGCCCGTCATCAGCGGTCGTGCGGCGCCCGTCACGATCGTCAAGGGCAACGGTGACTTCGCCGTTCGTGAAGGCGAGCGACTGCACAAGCGCGCCGCTGCGCACAATCAGACACGCGAAGTGCGCGACGAGATTCGCATGAACACAGAGCATGCGCTGAGCCGTGCCGGTGTCGATGTTGGCCTGTTGCGGCGAGGCGGCTGGTGACGGCGAGCGTACAGACGCGAGCGCAGGCGCGGCTTGTCAGAGAAGCTGCGCTTCAGTGGATGCTCGTCTCGTTGAATATGTTCGACGCCATCGTATACGACACGTGTGGCGCTGCCACGTTCTTTGACTCCGCAGACGAACAGCGGCCAACAATATCGGGCCTGTGGTGGTTGCGTCTTACGCAACCAGTTGCCGATGACTTCTATCTATATGCGTATCGGCAAGACGCAACGCTGTTCTCTGTGCGTTTTGCAACGTGCGATGATCCGCATACGCCGATCTTTGACTTCCAGGTGCACCTAAGCGAGCACGAGGTCATTGATCTTCAGCTCCAGATCGCCAGCGCGCTTGTGCGTGGTCGGCTTCCACCAGTCTGCACCGAGTGGTCTGTCAATCGCTGGCGGCGTTTCGTCGCACGTACGCTGCATTACGTACGCTGGCGAGGCAGCCTGCGCGTGTACGGTCCGAACTGATAAGCGGTGCACGACCGGCTGTGCATGCACAGTGCTATACGTGCACCGCTTCTGTATGACATGCAGGTGCGAAAAGGCGCTTGCACAGTGCACAGGTTCTGCCAACATGGTGCGCTATGGGCAGACCACTTGGTGCAAACAACGCAGGCAGCGCGGCCAAGTACGCAGCCGCGCTGCCGTTTCTCAAGCTCCGCTGGCCACCTGGCGCAGTCGCACGGTTGTCGGGAGTTCATCGCAACGTAGCGCGGCGTTGGCTGCGTACGTACTGGGCTCTCAAGAGCGGCCGACACGTAACGGCATTCCAGGGATTGCCGGTGCGCGACCGCGCTCTTATCGAGCATGCGATGCACGCACTACGGCAGCTATCACCGGCAGCACGACGTGCACTCGCCACATACCTGACGGCGGATATGTCGTCATGAGCACAGTGGCTTTGACAAAAGCCGTATCCACCGAAGACTGGTGGACCGCTGAACGCGAAACGTACTTCAAGCTGCGCATGCAAGGCAAAGCCGATACTGACATCGCGCAAGGGCTTGGCGTACATCGCAATACGCTACGTGAGTGGCGCAGCAGTCCAGCTTTCACACAGCGCATTGCTGAGCATGAAGCTGACGTGATTGCCGCTGTGCAGACGCGGCGTCAGCGCGGCACGATATCGCTTGCCGACGGCGCACAGCTCGCAGCCCAGAAAGCACAGGCGGAGCTGCTGAAAGATCCGGCGTCATATGACAAAGCCCGCCTGTCGATTGCACTCAGCGACAGTTTCGCTCGCATGCGAGAGCGTGAGCGGCAAGAGCTTGGCGTCGGTCAAGAGGCTGTCGTCAAAGTACAGCACAGCGGTGCTGTCGTACACGCAACGGCGCATCTCGACTTTCGGCGCTTCGTCACAGAGCGCGGCGTTGCAGACCTACAAGTCGAAGGCACGCCTGAGCAAGTCGTCGCTACACTGCTCATGGCGACAGCGAATCGCACCGACATCATCGACGTCTTTGACGCTGAAGACGCGCCCGCCGACAAGGTGGCCAAATGAACATCGCCGATGTTCTCAAGGGTCTGCCGGCGGGCCTTTCCGTGCGTGACGCTTTCGAGCTGATGTCGGAGCAAGATCCCGCTCTGTGGTGTGCCTACAAGCGCCGGCTTAACGGTGCACCGCTGACGTTCAACAACGAGCATCAGCTCACAGCCGCATCACTCGCGGATCTGCGTGCCAAGAATCCAGAGAAGTACGACAAAGAGCTGTACGTCAGGCTGCTCAAGCATCGGCCGATGCTTATCGATCCGCTGCGTGATCAGCATCCTGAATTGATCATTGAGAAAGGCCGACAGGCTGGCGTCAGCGAAGTCGCTATCTCCAAGGCGATAGCGATGCTCGACAAGAAGCCGAGCAGCAAGCAGACACCGAAGCTCATCTACACCTTTCCGCGCAATCCGCAGCTGCTCGACTACAGCAACACGCGCATCGCGCCGATCTTCCGCGAGACGCCACGCGCCGCCGCTCTGTTGACAGGCAGCAACGGCGTCATGAGCAAGAAGATCGGCCGCGGCTTTCTCATCTTGCGTAGCGCGTGGGAGTCCGGCCTCGGCGAAGGCGTCGATGCCGACGCTGTCTTTCTTGACGAGTTCGATCGCATGAAGCCTGGCGTGGATGTGGCCTTTCGCGAGTCACTGTCGTCGTCAGAGTGGAACATCTTCTGCATTCTCAGCACGCCGACGCTGCCGAAGAAGGGCATTGACGAGTTCTTTCAGAAGAGTGATCAGCGCGTCTGGCTCGTGCGCTGCTCGCGCTGTTCGCTTGAGCAAGAAGTCACGTACGCCGACAACGTCGTGCAAGTGCAAGAGCTGCCCGTCGGCAGCAAAGAGGTGCCTGAAGGCAGCTTCGCCTACGTGTGCAAGCTTAAGAAGTGCCAAGGTCCGCTTGACCGTCTGCACGGTCGCTACGTCGCTCGGTATCCTGAGCGCAAAGACGCGCGTGGTTATCACATACCGCAGACGATCATGCCGTGGATCTCCGCGTCGGCGCTTCAGCGCAAGCGCGTGAAGTACAAGTTCTTTCAGCTGTTCTGCAACTACTCGCTTGGCATCACGAGCAAAGGCGACAACGTCTTTCTGACTGACGAGGACTTCGAAGAGATCGTCGGTACGTCAGAGGCGTTTCCTTACGGCTATCCGATGATCTCTCGACGCACGCGCGATTGGAGCCGTGTCGTCGTTGGCATCGACTGGGGCCATATGAACTGGGTCGTCGTGATGGGCATCTCCGCGCATAACGACAGGCCGTACATACTCGCAGTCGACTACTTCGAAGACGACGCAGCGCAGGAGCTGGCGTCGGTCTACGCGATCGAGAACTTCATCAAACCGTTCGAGCCTGACATGATTCTTGCCGACAGTGGCTACGGCAAAGACCGCAACGCCTATCTCAAACGCAAGTTCGCCACGGAAGGTGGCCGCGAGTTCTACGCTGTCTTCACAGTAGGCGGCGAAGGTCAGACGTCACGTAACGTCGCGCCTGTGTGGGCTGAAGGCAAAGTCACTGTCGACAAGACGATGGCCTACAAGCTGACGGCGCGTGCCATCAAAGAGAAGGAGTTTGGCATACCGTCTCTTGAGAACCGTTCGATCGCGCTGCTGCGTGATCACTTCAAGAACTTGGCGCTGCTGAGACAGCAAGCCAACGAAGACGACGAGAACAGCGAGATCGTCGAGCACATCGCAGCAAGCGGTGATGATCACCTGGCAAGCGCAACAGTCTTCGCGTGGCTCGGCATCGAGAAGCTGTCAGCCGGCGGTGATCTGCACTTCAGTTTCGACTAGAGGACCAAAGCACAATGCGAAAGGACGATCTGACACGACAAGGCGTTCGAGACTTGAACCGCATAGGACCTGCACCGAAAAAGCCACGCACGGACTTACGACAGCAAGTGTGCGGTCACTTGCACGTGTGGCATCAAGACCTAGGCGCCGGCAGGAAGTCGCGCAACTGCGATGACTGCGGCATGTACGAAGAGTTCGATTCCGTGAAAGAGGAGATACAGGCAAATGAGCACGCCACTCGCACAGATCAACAGCAGCGACGATTTGAATCAGCAGCATCTGCACGACAAGGCGAAGCATCAGCGCATGCTGCTCGGCCGCTTCAAAGATCGCTATCGTGACGACTGGCCGGAAGGTCACGAACAGCACACCGTCTGCTACGTGCTGCGCGAGCCTGACGAGCCTACAACCGACGCTGTCGCGCTGTGCTCGTGCGGCGAGTTGCTGTTTGTCGGCGAGACCGACTACAGCAGCGAAGAAGTCGTGATGCTGGACTGTCACAGCTACGACACTTTGCAGCAGCGTGCGCGCAGCAAAACGCGCAACGCAGCCTGGCTCATCGCTGGCCTGCTGTTCGTCTGCATCTTGAACATCGTCTGCATCGCGTGGATCGCTACGCACATCTGTCACTAAGCAACACGTCCGCAAGGAGCGTCCTCTCATGAAGAAGACCAACACTGTGTCGCGAGCCGCTGCTCGCGAAGCGATGGCGCATGCGCGCCGTCATGGCATCAACGATCTTGGCCAGATTGCACTGCACGCACTCGTGCAAGCTCTGCGACCGGAAGGCTATGAGCCGCCGACGCCAGCGCAGACAAGCGCAATTCGTGCAAGCACGGAGTGGCACGCACTGCGCCGCCTGCTCAAGGCCGGTGCGCTGAGCAAGAGCGTCAAAGACAACGTCTGTCGCTTCACGAAAGCAGCAGGCGCCGTGGCGCTGCTCTGTCTGACGGCGTGTGGCTCGCAAGCGGCGCCTGCGATGCCTGCAAAGCTTGACGAGCCTGTGCTCGACACGCGCAAAGCCGACTGCGAGCCTGACACTGCTCTCGCGAGTCTCGCAGAGCAGTGGCAACACATGGCACTGCGTCTGGCACCGTGCGGCGCTGGCTACGTCGAATTTCAGCCGTGTGACGAGGCCGCGAACTACGGCGTCGGACAACATCCGTACATCGAGATGCGCTATCGTCGTCTGCTCGATGGCGGTAAAAGTGCTCTCGTCAGCATCGCAGCCTATGAGAACAGCGCGTTCGTAGCGGCGCGGGCTAAGCTCAACGATCGTGACTGCAAGCGCTACGTCGCCAACGGCGGCTTCGCGTGTATCAAGTACGGCGCAGAGCCGCGCGCTTGGTGCGTGCAGTAGACAGAGAGTGCTACTGTACGCGAAGCAAGTAACTCAATCACGTACGACGAGGAGCTACGAACATGACGAAGCAGAACGATACGCGCAGTGCTCACGAAATCGCCGCCAACAATGCCATTCGCCACATGAAGACACCGGGCGACCTTCGTACCGAGGAAGAGAAAGCAGCATTCGGCACGCCGCTGTCTTCGGCGACTGTCGCAGAAGTGCAACGGCGTCTTGATCTTCTGCCACAAGCGGAGCGAGACGCTTTGAAACAAACGCTCGACACGGCGCAGCTCGAAGCGACGCGCGATGTGCACACCGAGATGCGTCAACAAGATGCACAGGAGCTGCGCACGTTCCTGTCGGAGAAAGACGCAAAGGCACCGAAGCATGTGCTCAAACTGCGTGTGCTGCCGCCTGGCGTGTCGCTGCTGACAGAAGCCCTGTCGGCGTTCGGCTCGGCCTACGGTCAGAGCATGATGGGCAAGAAGCTGCGTGAGAAGTTCCGCAAGACGCGCGCAGAGAAAGTGCTGCGCATGACGAACGCGCACAAGCGCGTCGCCAAGGTCTTCGCAGCACTCAGCGAAGAGGTGCGCTACACGCTGACGTCGGCTGAGCGCGAAGCATCGCCGCTGAAAGATGGCGACACGTCGGCTGCAATCGACTGGCGTGTCATCGCCGATCGCGTGCTTGCCGATCACGGCTTGCCAAATCTCGACGAGTTGCAGGCCGCAAACAAGCATCTGGAGCCCTACCGACCTGCCTTGATGGCCTGGCGCGTATATGGCCGGCTCATCGCGGCAGTTCTAGAGGCCCTGAAGCCACAAGGCATGTATGACGAATCAGCTCACGACACCGTGATGCGCGTGCTGATCGAGCGTGCCGCGATGTCAGATCGCCTGGCGCGGTATGACAAGCTGCTACAGCCATTCGCGACGAATCGTGATCAGACGTTGGTGTGCACTCTTGAACGCCTGCTCAAGGAACTTGTCGCGTGGCGTCAGGACATGACGCCGCAGGATGCTGCGGTGGTGGCACTCACGCAGCAAGCACTTAACACGTTGGAGCCGCTGCGCAACGTCGTGATTCCGATCGAGACGCTGATGCGTCTGATTCGCGAATACGCCGTACACAACAAGAGCTAATCAACGCAGCACACGAAACGCTGGAGCGCCTGTACGGGCTTCGGCGCAGGAGCCTCAGTCATGAAATGCGACGTACGAAACTGTGCAACGTCAGAAACCGACGTCAAGCGCGTGCGCTTTGCCGTCAGCACGACGCAGCTCGGCTCGTTTCACGCAACGTGTCTGCTGTGCAAGAACTGTCGGCATAAAGGCTACGCAGCACGTGCAACGACTGGCACCGTGACGATGCTCATGACGATCGACGACTAGGAGACACCAATGTTCTGTAATCGCGTCAGAGTGCTCATGCAGCATGTCGCAGCAGGCGGAGACTGTACAGAGACCTTCGCCTTTCTCTGGTGGCTCAACGCCGCTGTAGACGGCGACTTTCCGCGCCAAGACGCTATCGACTCTCTACAAGCGACAGGCTACGAGCTGAAAGCCGAGCAGAGAGGCGAGAACTGCAAGTGCTGCGGCAATCGCTGGCCGTGCCGCGGCATCGCCAAAGAGCATTTGCCTGACATGCTCTATTTGCCTGACATGCTCTACATCGAGACGACGCTGTCTCTAACGCATCGTCTCGGTGGCCTTCGCTGTGTCGTGCGTTGGTGCACGTACAATCAGACCGTGCGCTTCGAAAAGCTGTCACAAGGCGCGCTCGTCGTAGTCACAGTGCGCGGCTACGGCGCGCAGACAACGCCGCGCAAGTGCTCAGGCTTTCTCGTCTCAGACAACGGCGAGACGTGCGAAATAGAGCTGAGCGTAGACAAAGGCGTTGTGACAACGCACGCACGCGCCGACGTCAGCTTGATGCTCATGAACAACTCTGTGGCATACAAAAACGAGCCGCAGCCAGGCCAGCGCAGCCGAGAGAGGCGCGCAGAAGCTCTACAGCAAGAACTAGAGCAGAAGCTCGGCAACGTCTTGAAGACGTAGAGGAGTCTTAGCGTGAAGTGCAAGCACAGATGGCAAGCGTTCAAGAGCGTAATACAGCGAGATGCACGAGATGGCACGCAGACAGCTTATGTGCATCAGATGTGCATGCAGATGGGCTGTCGCAGCACGCGCTACAAACGCCGCAAGATTTCTCAGAAGTATCGCGGCTGGCCTGGTGCATACAAGCCACGGCCGGCAAAACCGCGGAAGCTAGATCTCGGTTCACTGCGAGAGCGTGTAGAGAAAGCGATGCAAGAGCTTGCACGCGCTGCACAGAGCAGAAACGTGCTCGTGCGTGTGACACTCGACATCACAGCGGTGTCGAACGCAAAGCAAGCAGGCGCGTATGTGAATCGCGGTCTGAGCGGCTTCGAGAAAATCGCGTAGACATCTCAGCTAGAAAGAGAGCGCATGCAACCGACTAAGAAGCGACGTACACAGCTGACGCAGTTGCAGCAGGCCGTACAGGAAGACGCAGCCGGTCAGCAGATTCGAAAAGCCGTAGAAGACGCAGAGCACGTGCGCATGCTGAAGAGAGCAAAGATGCGCGCCGACTACATAGCAGCAGGTGTGAAAGCTCTCAAAAGCTACGGCTACGAGAGCGTGAGCGCAGAAAACATCTGCAAGGACACGATCTTCAAGAGCTTCTTTGCCGTGCAAGTGCAAGAGGCTCTTGAGGCAGCACGGCTGGTTCCTGCTCACATGAGAAACGCAGACGTAGAAGCTGTGCTGAGCGCTCTGCTGCAAGAGATGAACTTCGCAGAGAGAAGGAGCTAGAGTCATCACAGCGAAGGAAGCGTCACAAGCGGACTAGAAACCGTGCACGCTTGTGACAGTCGTGTACAAGAAACAACACGCATCAGATGCGTTCAGAATCACGCGAAGCGATGCAAAACAGTGTCGAGATCGCGTGATTGCTACCGACCCACAAAATCTTGGCGCTGTTTTGACGCTTTCGCGTTCTCTTTCGTTCTGCTGACCGGCGTTTCTGTGCAGCTCTTGCACGCGCCGTGACAGCTCCCGCCTACTCCTCAAAGTCCGGCGTTCTGCCGGCGAACTTCCAAGCCTGAAAAGTGCTGAAAAAGGCCGCCTGCAAGCGTTTTTGCAGTCAAAACAGCCGAAAAATCGACTTTCTCGTCGAGAAAACACGTGTGCATGAAATAGATTTACGTAATTGAAATATGTATAAGCAGCACAGAGACACACTCACAGGAGCTACGCACATGGCAAAGACTACAAACACAATCTCCGCAACAGCTTGGAATCAACGTAGTGCTGCCGGAGCAGACACCGTTACCTATTTCTATTGTGTCGTGACCGGCAATCAGCGCACTCACTACTACAACGACTCCATCAGCTGGACGTGTTCGCGCTGCAAGCACACGTATCACGTCTGTGCGCAGCACGACGGCGACTTGCAGACGTGGCGCGCGGACCACTTGAAAGAGTGCTGCGGCAAGATCGACTGTCCGCACATGGGCGGCATGATCGATTACACGCGGCTGTCTGAGTCTTGTGCTCATCGTCTCGGCCTTGCAAAAAAGCTGATGACCAATCCGCCGACTGTCGAAGCTGTTCTGTGGACCGCGCATCCCGAAAGCGAGCGCCGCGCTGACGCGCTTCTGCAAGCTCTGTACGAACAAGACGACTTGCCGTGCGGTCCTAACGGCGAGTTCACGCAGGATCTCTACGACAGCGTAGCTGAGATCGTGCTGTCAAATCCCGGTGTTCTCGTTGATGGCAGCTTGGCTGTTCTACAAGACTGCATCGAAAGCGGAGATCGCTAGCTATGAAGATCGCGACTATCAAGACGGCCGCAGACAAGAAGGCTCACGTCATCACGCGCAGCGGCAAACGCAAAGATCAAGGCGGCGCTGGCGTCATGTGGCGCTGCTCTTGCAGCAGGAAAAAAGCATGCGTGCGTCTGCGCGATCTGGTCTACGGCCGCTTGTATACACAAGACGTGACGTTGTTTTCTGTAGGTGAACAACGGTTCTTCGATTACGTCACGAGTGACGGTGCTGTTCGCGTTGTGCCAGCAGGACGGAGCGCAAAGTGATGCTGACCTGGGATCTCGTTATGTATTGCGTGCAGAACGCTGACAGCAAGTACACGCGGCTGGATCTCATCGAACGTGAGTGGTGCTTCATCGCGCATGCTGCCAATTCGTTCTGTGCACGCTGTCTCAGTGCAGAGCGTGACTGGCTTGTTGCGTGCAGCGGTGATGCTGTCTACGCGACTGCTTTCTGTCCCATGACCTACTAAGAGGAGACGACGATGCCTGATTGTTCCTGCAAAAAATGTCGCAGTGCCTGTGCAGCCGACGTCGGTAAACCTGGACGCTTTCTACCGGATGAGCTTGAGAAAGCGGCGGCGTTCAAGGGCTTGTCTGTGCAGGAGTTTTTCAATACGTACTGCGGTGTAGAAGGACCACTGCATGACCACGAAGACGTCTTCTTCTGGATCACGCCAGCTATCGTGACGATGCAGCCGGGCGCTGAGTATCCAGCCTATCCACGTGGTCAGTGCATCTTCTACAAAGACGACAAGTGTGAGATTCACATTGTGAAACCGTATGAGTGTCGCGAGACGCTGTGTTGTGCGGAGGATGACGTCTTGCTGTCCGAAAAACGGCAAGACGTACTTACGACCCACTGGAACTTGATCGAGCCGCAACGTCTCGTACGTAAGCTGCTCGGCCGTGCGCCAGCGCCATGGCCTATAACAGAAACCGATTGGCAAAAGTTCCGGGCCTGGCGACGACTTCAATTAGAGGCGCAGCTCATGCATGAGCTGGAGAAAGCGTCTGTTCTGTTGGCGAACCACTTGATGCAGAAAGCCGTTGAGTCATGAGTCACGAAGATCGCAAAGAACGGAAACATCTGCTACGCGACATCGGTGCGACTGTGAGCAAGGCTGTGAGCCTTGTGCTGCGGCGCGCACCTACACTTAATGAGCTTGAGATGATGTGCGAGGCGCTGCCTAGCGTGCTCACGAAAGACATCGTCAAGCACGCGCTTACGGCGCAAGCGCAGCAGTGCCTGCATCTCAACGTGCAGACCGCGCACGTAGGTGCCGAGATGGACTGTGTCTCGCTGCGCTGCGATGACTGCGGTGCCTGCAAAGTCGTCAAGCTCGCGCATTCTCGCGAAGACGAGTGGACCCTCAAACTCTAGGAGACTCAAGCACATGAAGAAGCCCGCTGCGAAAGCTGTTCCGCTCAAAGGTCACAGCAAGCTCACGGTTGCCGCCAGCAAGCTCGTGCGCTTTCACACAGATGCCAACGGCAAGCCCATCAAGCCGTGCGACTGCAAGAAAACCTGTATGCGCAAGGCGCGCTCTGTGCTGCACAACGTGCAGTTGGAGCCACATGAAAGCCCGCTCATTCAGATGCGCATTCGCCACGCGCAAGTCCATTGCCAGTGGGCGGCCTATCAGAACCAAGCGCTGGATTCCATGAACTGCGGTCACGTCATCTTCCTGGCATTCGGTGCAGGCTGTACGTACGAGAACGACGAAGCCCTGCCTGCGTACGCACCTGACGGCACGTACGGTCTTGGCTGGCGCTACAAGCACGTCGGCTACGTGAACCTGGAGACCGGCGACATCGAAGAAGACCTGAAGTAGCTATCACGCACGTCACGCAGTACAACCCAGACAGAGGAGCTAGAACGCACATGACCAAGAACACGATTGCTACCAAGAAGCCCGCAGCCAAGAAGTCCAACACCAAGCCTGCTCAGAAGGCCGGTGGCAAAGGCACCAAGCCAGCGGCCAAGAAAGCCGCACCGAAGAAAAAGAAGGCCGCGGTCAGCAAGCCTGAGCCGTTCGTGCACAAGAGCACGGTCGAGAGCATCAACGAAGCCATCGCGAGCAACAAAGGCAAGATGCCGATGAAGCTGCTGCGCGTCATCATCGACAGCTATCACGCGCATGCCGCTGACATGGTGGCGCAGCACGGCAGCTACAGCATGCGCGGTCTCGTGAAGCTCAAGGCAGCACACGTCAAGCCGCTGCCAAAGCGCGAAGGCAAGAAGCCTGGTACGAACGAGATCGTCATGCTGCCTGCGCGCAAGGAAGGCTACAAAGGCAAAGCCGTGGCGCTCGCAACGCTCAAAGAGGCAGCACTGAAGTACGCGAAGTCGCAAGGCTGCAAGGTGAGCAAGTAGCGTGCAGACGTTCTTGCCGTACGCGAGCTTTGAGCGTTGTGCGCGTGTGCTTGACAATCGGCGCCTGCACAATCAAGTCAACGAGGCGCTTATCATCTATCGCACGCTGACAGGCTATTACGGCGAGGACGGCGGCTGGCCGAATCACGCCGCCGTGCGCATGTGGCGCACCTACACAGGTGCGCTGCTCTTGTACCGCAACGCGATGATTCGCGAGTGCCGACGTCGCGGTCTCGGTACAAGCGCAGCACTCGCACCGGTACGAACGGATGTGCGCCTGCCGCGCTGGCTGCACTCACGCAAGCTGCATGCCTCGCACCGTTCGCAGCTACTGCACAAAGACCACGCGCGTTACAAACGCTTCGGTTGGCACGAACGCCCAGGAGCGCTGCCGTATCACTGGCCCGCGTAGAAGTAGAACACTCGCCTTGGGGGGCGTTTACCTATTCAAGTTCAGCAAGAGGAGTTCACTGATGAGCAAGAAAGCAGCAGTAGAGAAAAAGATCGCGCGACGCCTGTACAAGAAAGGCGATCACGTACGCGGAAAAGATCACAAGCTAGACGGTCTTGTGGCGGAAGATGAAAACCCAGATCGCACGACAGGTCTTGTCAGTGTGTGGTGGCCAGGCGACACGCCAGAGGTGTGCTTGCACACAACGCTTCAGCTCTGTACAGAAGCATCGCCGGAAAGCATCAAGGCCGTGGAAGAGGTCACAAAGTTCGAGCATGACGCAAAGCTCGTATGGACACATTTTCAGGCAACCTGGATGCCTACGCTGCATCGGAATGTCATCAGCACGGAGTTCAGCAACAAGCCCAAACCAACACTATACCAAGCGGCAATGATGCCTGATCCGGCAGGTCACGACGTTCAGGGCGGCGTGGATTTCAGTAGAGGTAAAAGCTGGTCCGCACAGCGGCTCATACCTGAAGACGTGCTGTATGCGGCCGTGCTTGAGAAGGACCAGCCTGCACGTGAAGGCTCGCACGTGCTTGTCTCACCTACCGAAGTCGTTCCGGCTGAAGAGTACAATCGCAGTCACGGTCTCGTGATCAAAGACAGCCTGATGCGCAGTCACGCACCGGCAGACAAGCCGCTCACGGCTACGCTCGCGCAGCGTGGCATTCAACTGCCCGGCCAGCAGCGCATGATTCGCGGTGACAAGCATCTTGGTCATCGCATGCACGACTATCACGACAACATGAGCGATCCGGTCTATCAAGTCGGCTCGTACTTCTTTGCAGAGCGGCCGGTGCCTGAAGAATGGGCACGCCGCGCGCTGTCTTCTCTGCACGCCTTCTACAAGGCGCATCGTACGGAGCACCTGCGCCGCGTCATCACGGATCTAGAGACTGCACTAGCAGGAGGAATCGCATCATGAGCAAGCGTCACGTGAAGTACAGAATCGTGCTTGAGTTCAACAGCACGCTGTACGACAGAGCAACAGGCGATGAGCCCTTTAGCAAGCTCATGCGCTTGCAGCGATTGGACGCTTTGCGTGCCGAGCTGATCGATGGCCTTGACGGCTCGGAGTCTATGAAAGCGCCCGAGTTCATGAAGATCATCGAAGTCGTGAACTGTGACGACCTGCTTGAGCGTCATGCTGATGGCACGCCCTGTCACAAGCGCAAGGGCTGCGACCGCACGCACTACGTACCGAAGCATCCGCCTCTGTAGTCCACATCACACACGCCTACCTAGACCGTCCTGGTCACGCTACACAATCCCCCACGCACAAGCACACGACCACGTTGACGAAATCGGCACCCACGCGCTGCACAGGCGGCGCCTCTCAGAGAGACCGAGAAGGGGCCTCTCGAATACTGCGGGAGAGAAAAAACAGTGAGTAGCACTCCGACACTTTTTTACCCGTACGCGCCGCTTTTTTTGTTGCTGCATGTACGTGCTACCATTACGTGTATCTTGCACACCCGAGGCTCGCCAATGAATCAAGTACGCTTGCGTCTGTCACTTCTCGCTTGTCTGTTTTTGACGAGCTGTCCTGACGGCGTTGACGACGTCATCGACACGCTCACCGGCCTAACGACAGGCGAAAAGACCATCCACTCGTGCGGCTGCGACTACTACAAGCAGCACAAGCAGTATTGGAATATGACCGCCTGCAATCGCAGCAGCGGCAACTATGGCGTTCGTGCCACGCTTCCTGCCGCTCAGCATATGTGCTGCGCTAGCTGTCGGCTCATCTGCTTCTAGCCGCTGTTATTTTTTTTGACTTTCATCCTCGCTATGCCCAAGAATCCGAGTTCCTTAGGCGCGGATTTCTTGCGACAGCAAGGATGACGTGTTTGGTCTGGCCTGACCGATGTTGTCAGGCGGCGCGGAGGGCATCTAAACCGCGCCGCCTGGCTTTTCCGCCCGCTTCCTGCTACGCCCTCCTGTATGAAAATCCTCCGACTCGCTCCTCTCTTCCTGCTCATCTCCTCGTGCTTCTTCGACCTAGCCGGCTTGCAAAGCGGCAATAAAGTGCCTGACGCAGCTGCGTCAGCTGTCGACATGCACAGCAGTACTGTCGTCACGACGTATGATCTGACTACGTCTGTCGATTTGCTGCCTGCGCAAGATCCGCCTGTTGCCGCAGCTGGCTGCTCGTCTGGCCTCGGCTATCCTGTCTACGTCGGCGCTGTGCAGCTGTATGCGTGTCCTGGCATCTTTGATGCTGGCAAAGCCGCGTCTCTCTGCGCCAGCGGCTACACGATCGCAACAGCCGTCACGCCGAACTGTACGTTCGCTGTCACGCAGACGTACAAGACGTACGGTTTTTTCACTGCGAACGTGCTCTACGCCAACATTGGCGCCGATGCCGCAGCGCCTGTATGCCAGTGGCAGAACCAGTCGGCCGTAGATCGCGGCATCGGCGGCTGCGGCAATGCCGCGAACGTGCTTACGACGCCAGCAGGCTGTGGCAGCACCGATCGCACGATGCCTTGCTCTGCTGCTGCATCGAGTTTCAGCTGTCCGACGACGAGTCGCGGTGATGGCGACTTCGCTGCTGGCTTGTCCAACACGGATCCGCGTAGCGGCGTGCTCTGCTATCGCTGAAAAAAAGAAAAGCCGCACACGGAATGATCTGTGTGCGGCTCCAGCTCAACACCCTTCGCAGCGCAAAGCGTAGCAGACGCTACGGCACCGTCGCAAGCTCCTGAACGACAAAGCTCAGCTCGACTTCGGCACCGACGCCTGCATGCACGGCGTTGTCGAAGCCGAGATTCGCCGTGCTCGCGGCGTCATGTTGCACGCTGCCGTTGGCGCCTGCCGTGTTGGTCGTCACAGCGAGAGCCGCGAGAATGCCAGTCGCATTTGCGCCGACAAGCGGCAGCGCGTTGAGCGCGATACGCGCTTCCAGCGCCGTCATCGCTGCCAGATTCGCAGCGTCGCCCGTGCCTGTATACGTACCGACGCCCGGCAAGCCTAGCGAGGTCGGCACGCCAGCGTCCGAGAAGGCGACGAATTGCACTGAGCTGCCTGTGCCAAACGTACCGCTGGCGTAGTCGATCTCGCTGCCGCCGGAAGCCACAGGCGCGAAGTTCGGAATCGCCGCGGCGATCAGCGTCGCGAGCACGGCGGCGCGCGTGGTGTCGCCGACGCCGAATGTCACCATGACAGGCGCTCCACCGTTGACAGCGATCGTCACGCTCTTGCCGTTGAGGCCCGCATAGGTGGCGCCGACACTGACCTTGTGACCGGCTGTACCTGCCCAGGTCTTGGTCTGCACGGCTCCGCCATCGATCTTGAACTTCGTTGTCTGACCTGGCGTGATGTTGAAAGGACCCGTACCGCCGATGGCAGCTCCGATGGTCTGCGTGGCGTCCGTGTTGTTGGCTTGCAGCACGGCGACTTCGAACGTGCCCAGCTCAGGCAGCTTGCGCGCCTGAACCTTGACGCCGTTCGATGTGCTCCAGTCGTTCACGCTCGCTTGTACGACGTAGTTGTTGTGCATGATGCCGAGCTTGACGACGGCTCGCGCAATGGCGTGGAACGTACCCAGATGCAGCTGCGGATTGAATCGGCTGCGCCACGGAAACGGTGCGCTGCGGCTGCCGGCATCGGCCGGCTCGACGAGAACTGCGGTCATGTGCTTTCTCCTGTGCTCGTGAATCAGCGCCGTTCGCCACCGTGGCGTCGTGCGCCTATTGCGCCGCACAGGCTAGCACGTCAACGATCGAGTGGCGTGACTCCTGGATCAGGCTCACCGTAATCGACGAGATAGAAGCGCTCGCTATGAGCCTGCGCCTCACAGTGACCTGTGTTTGGATTGCAGCGGGCAGGCAGCTTGCAGCCGCCTGGACACTCTTTAACAGGCATGACGCCACCGTCGTACGTCTGCACAGGTGGCGTGTGCTCGTAACGACGGCTGACAACCTGTCGATCACGTGTGAAGTAAACGAACAGCAGCAGCGCCAGGAGCATCGCCGTGGTCTGTATGAAGTCGCGCCAGCTCATGGCTTGATCTCCGAGATGGGCGGCTTGCTGATAGGCACTGCTGTCGGCTCTGCTGTTGGCGCAGATGGTGTAGCTGGCACGGCAGGATCTTTGCGACGCAGTGCTTCGAGAGCGATGTCGCGGTTCGTGTCGATCAGACGCAGAATCACGCGCTCTGCGGAGGCGTCTTTCTGCTTGGGCATCTTTCGTCTGACGATGAGCGTAGCTACAACGACAAACACAACGGCGCCAACGCCCGATATGCCTTTGAGAGACGTTGCCGTCTCGACCATCTCAGGTATGCCCGCGTCGGCTATTCGCATCCACATGGACGCGGACCCTATCAACTACCAGCTACCTATGACAAGCGACTCTACGTCGGGTAGGTTTTTTGGCACGTGCAGACGGGCCAACGCACGACCCAGCCAGAGCGTGTTGACGTTCTGTCGTAGCAAGTCGACTACGGCTGGACTGGTGCTGTTCATGATGTCTGCGTCATCGGCGGATAAGACGCCACAGAGGTCGTAGAAGTCGCGTAAAAGCACGTTGGCTGTTGCCGGTCCGATGCCGCGAACGCCTGGCACTTGATCGTGCTTACCGACGAAAGCGAGGTAGTCTGCATACCGTGATGGTGGAAAGCTGTAGGTCAGTGCGAAGTTGCCGAGGTTGAATTCGGACTTACCGTCGGTGATGCTCGTAACCTTGCTCACGGCTGCATAGAGATCATGATCGCCGGTCACGACGAGAACGCGATTGAAATTCACAGCTTCAGCTCGTCGAGCAAGACCGAATAACACGTCGTCAGCTTCCACGCCATCAGCGTCGACAACTGTAAAACCAAGCTTGTGTACAGCTGTGCGTGCTTTTTTCAGCTCACCGACGAAGGCTGGGGTCTTCGCGTCACGAAGGGCTTTATAGCCTTCGCCGTCGGTGAGTGGTTTTAGACGCTGTAGGATGTTGCGGCGATAGTCTCGACTGGAAGCGGTGTCAAAAACGACGGCACCGTGCGTGAAGTCTCGACGGAAGCGAAGAACATTTCGGATGACATAGTTTGCACCGCCCACCGACGGTACGGCGCATCCCCGATGTAGGAGGTTGTATCCGTCGAGAAGCACTAGCGATTTTTGGCTCACCGGCCTATCGTAGCGCAGGTGTTTTTCAGTCTGTAGTTAAAACTGGTGTAGCGAAACGGTGATTACTGCGACCTTGCATTTACATGTGTCTTGAGCAAGTACACATGATACCTAAAAGATGCAGGTCGAGCATGTACAGCACAAATTCAGGATTTTATGTGCCAAGATTCATGACGCATTTTTCGCGTGTGCTTGTAACAAGTGTTGCATTTACGTATCGACATTACTTGCTTGATGTACAGCGAGTTTGCCGAAGGTATTGGGGTTGTAAGCGGAGAATACCGGGTCCTATGGCTCGGTGCGCACGCCTGGGCCCGCGTAGGCTGGCCCGTCGCTGTTCACGTAGGCACTAACAGGTAAAGAGGCTACATGCTTGACGTACCTAATGAAGTTAGAACAGCGCTGCTGATTGCGCTGGAAGGTCCCGATGGTTGCGGAAAAACCGCGCTGAGTTTTCATCTTGCGGAATCTCTGAAAACTCAACAGCCCTGTTCCGTGGTTTCGTTTCCAGGTCGCGGCACACGTCTGGGCGAATTCGTGCGTAGTAGCTACGCTGCTGAGGCAGCTGAAACGCTGTGCACCGACGAGGCGCGGCTGTACTTGTTTGCAGCTGACGCCGTGAATGCCTGCGACGGTGTTACGAGAGAGCTTGCACAGGGTCACACTGTGCTGCTCGACAGGCATCCGTTGCTGTCGGCGCTGGCTTATCAGGCCGAGCATCACGCCGTGAGTCGCATCACAGCCGTGCTGGATCAAGCTGCACAGGCGCTATATCCAGACCTCGTGTTGCTGATTCACACCGACGCAGCGGAGTGCATGCGTCGTCGGAATCAAGATCACACACGACAGCGTGACAGCTACACGCCCACCGACGTGGCGCAAACCGAGCAGCTGTACCAGCGTTACTACGCGGCATTGACGCTCGTGAATTACAACGCCGTCGTCGTCGATGGCAATCAGAGTCCTGTCGATTTGCGTCGGCAATGCCTGCGGGAGATTGCGCGCGTAGCCGACGCGAAGCGGAAAATTCTGCTTGCAGCTACGAGCTAACGCGACTAGCTTATTTGCATTCACGGCACTGCGGGTCGCTGACCTGTCAAGCCAAAAGAACCCTCAGCGCAGGAGACACACATGGCCAAGCTCGTTGCATCGGCAGGCGTCAGCCCCAAGTCCAAAGCCAAGAAAGGCGCAGCCAAGAAGACCGCCGCCGTTGCCAAGAAGGCGACCAAGGCCAAGAAGAAAAAGAAGGGCGGCGGTGGTGGTGGTGGCGGCGGCAAGGGCAAGGGCTCGACTGGCGGTCGCCTGCTGTAGTTCTTGTCGTGCTGTCGCTGCTCGTCATCGACGGCTTCTCGTCTGAGTCTCCTGAGAGCGAGCTGGTCACAAGTCTCGCTCGCCACAGTTCGAAATTTTCCTCTGACATTCTCCTCGTCACCAAACCGACCGACCAGATGCTCAAAAGGCGCTGGTCGGTCGTTTGGTTTTGTGGCCATGTGACTGTGCATCGAAAAGTGGGCACAGCCACTCTGGAGCAGCGACGAGGCCGAGGCTATCAGCCTCTTTGTGCTGCTTCGCTTGTCGCGCAAGCTCGCTGCTCACTGCTCGTGATGTCTGGCTGTTACACGAGCCGTCCTGAAGTCAGCGGTCACGTGCCTTATGCACATAACCTCGTCACGTATGATGGCAAGCTGTATCTGCATGACAGCCTGGTGTTTGCGTCGAGCTTCATGTGGCTTCTGCGTGAGAATGTATCGGCGCGTCGTGTCACAGCGCCTGTAGTGCGTTACGCATTTGGTGTAGCTAGTAAGGCCGCAGGTGATGGCTACCGACTGCGTTCGCGATAGTGCTACGCTTTCAGCATGGAACAACCCCTTCTGAAGGTGCTGCAGGGCGGAGCCGGTCGTGAGCTTGCGACATGCCGTGGTAAAGATTATTGCTCCGACTGCACGTTGCACGTGAGCAAAGGCGGTCGGTGCGAAGGCTGCACGATTCGCAAGAAAAATACCCTCGGCGAGAATTTTGCATCCTGCTATCAGGAATGCGCCACGTGCGCTGGCTACAAGGTCCAGGTGCCTGCGATCTGTTGCCGCTCACCGATGAAGAAGCTCTATCTGGATTCCGTGACGCGCAGCCCTGGCGACTGGAATAATCCGAAGCTAGAGTTTCACGAGCGGCCTCCGATCACGACGCACAAACAGCGTGCGGTGTTCTACATCACGTCAGGTGGCGTCAACACGATCGGTGACGTCACAGAACCAATCGTTGAACACGAGCTGGTTGCAACGAACCTGAGCCGCGTCTGGTCAGGCAACGGCTTCTATGCGCGTAATCTCAAGCGGATTCTGCGGTTGCCGGCCGCCACCAAGCTGCTGCTGCTCACCATGACGAAAGATGACCTGCTAGAGAACGCCTGGCGGCGTTATTTCTACGCAGATCCGGCCGAGTACGAGCGCGTCAAAGTCGACTACTGGATGCCTCTGTCCTTTTCGTCGTATCCGACGGAGGCGCACATGCATCAGTTGTATCAGCTCTACCGTACGCTCTACTGCACTGAGCAGAGCAGAGCCTGGTTCACGACGGGCGACCATTTCCAAGAAGGGCTGCGCATTGACGACTTGTTTCTTAAGTGCGTCAAACGGGTGCAGAACGTCGTGTTCAACACGCAGTTCGTGAGTGACGAGACGTACAAGTTTCATCTGCGGTTGTTTCAGCATGCGCATGAAATCAGCCCAGCGCACGTGCCATTTTGGTTCGTCGGTCGCGCAGACCCGACGTTCATGCACAACGTCAAGAAGGTCTGTGGCAAGGGCTCTCGTGTTTTGTTCTGGGTGTCCAGCAAGCCTCTGTACGTTGCCAGCATGGGCGCACGCCTAGACCTCAAGGGCAAAGCGAAACCGAGCACGTTGCCGAAGGTCGATCTTGTGCGCGAGAATTACGCCGTCTTCGAGAGGATGGTCAACGACTATGGACGCTAGCACTGGAATCAAGCGCAGAAAAAAGAAGCCCTGCGCCGACTGTGGCAAGCCGTACAAGCGCAGCACAGGTTTCTGCTCACGCTGCTACAAGAAGTCCTGCGATGCACCGGACTTCAGCTCGGGCGGGGCTTGTGCTTGCGGCATCAGCAAGCCGAATCACAAGCCGCCGATGGCTACCGAGACGCTGCGCAGCATCGTCAGCGAAGGCCAAGCTTCGCGTGTGCCAATCGAGCAGGTCGTGCCGAATCGCTGGAATCCGAACACGATGCCAGAGGATCGCAAGGCGAAGCTATGGCTTGGCATGGTGCGCGTGCTCCAACAGCAAGCACAGGCCGGCGAGGCTGCACCACGGTTGCCCCCCATCATCGTCAGGCAGCTTCCACCTGGCCGAGAGCACAAGTACGAGATCATTGACGGTGAGCAGCGCTGGAAGCTGCTTAAAGACAATCAGGATCACGAGCTGGTGCAGCGCTGTCTGCCTGGTGTCATCGACATCGTCGTGATCAACGTCGATGACACGACGGCGCGCTTGCTGACCTCCACGATGAACTGGCTGCATGGCGACGCTGACGCTGATCGTTATGTCGACATGCTCAGTGATATCTGGAAAGCCGGCATGACGACAGAGCAGATGTCCGAGCTGCTGCCTGAGAGCGCAGGCGAGCTCACGGCCATCGCCGAGAACTACGGCATCAAGATCGAGGAGGTCACGATCGCGCAAGATGACCTCGACAAGTCGATTGCCAACGACACACGTGAGGACCTGCACGAGCTGAAGTTCAGCTGCTACGCGCAGCAGTCCGAAGTGATCATGGGTGCCATCAGCCGTGTTGGCAGCCTGCTCACAGGCAAAAACGTGTTGGCGAGGGCCTTGGAGCTGATCTGTGCGGAGTCTCTAGGCACGCCTGTGGAGAGCTTCGCTGAGAAGATCAAGGAGCTGTATCCGCCTGAGCCTGAAAAGTCCAAGAAAAGGGGCAGCTTGAAAGAGAAGCTTGCCAAGAAGGCGAAGAAAAGTAGTCGCGCCAAAGCAGCCGAAAGTAATGCACCGTGAGTTACGGTGAAGACCCGTCTTTCGATGCGTTCGAAGGCCCTTCAGACGACGCTATAGAGCTTGTCGGTCAGGCGCAGCTAGCTCACGTAAACGAGGCTGATAGGCAGCGACGCCTCTACACTGCTGAGATGCAGCGCTTGCGCGATGTAGAAGCCGCCGCCTTAAATGCCGGTGCGGCCGAGAAGTTTCTATGCATCGCTTGTCGACACGTCTTCAGTAGCGTCGCTGTGGGCCGCAAGAGTCCAGCCTGTGCACACTGCCGAAGTCCTCAAACAACGCCCACGATGCTCAGCTTCACGACATCGTCGGTACCGACAAGACCAGACGCTGCTGACGTGGATGTGCTACAAAAGCAGGGCACAAGCGAGGCCCCGACACATGCCGCTAACCGACAGCGTTCCGCCATCGAAGCACCCATCATCACAGAAGAATAGCTCGTACCACTGCAACAGCTGTGGCCAGGATTTCGTGGCAGCGTCAGCAGATGCCTGTCCTGGCTGCATGTCGAAAGCTGTGCGCTACGATGGCGAAGCCTTCGCCACGATGACGCATTCGCAAGCGCCGTCGGACATCTTCAAGGGAGACTTCTGATGCCAGGCATGCGTCTCTATTTCGAGCTGTACACGCGCTGCTCGTCAGATCCAGATCAGCGGCAGTCTGTGCTCGGCCCGCGCCGCGACATCAACGAGGAGTACAGACTGACGCCGGCCAGCACAGGGCCTGGCCCTGGCTCGCTGTCGGTACCAGCAGGCGCTACGAACTGGCAGGTGCCCTTCGGCAGCGTCGTCAACGCGAGCTACTTGCTCATCGTGATGAAGGCGCCCGTCGAGTGTCGGATCGGGCCCAGCGGCCTTTACTTTCCTCTGAACGGGATTCCGGCTGACCTCAATGCATATCCGTACAGCGACGTCGTGAAGACGCCGCAGCCGGGCATCCTGTTTATCAGCACGACGTCGATCCCTGCTGGCGGAATTTACTTCAACAATCTCGATCTGGTGAACGCAGCCCCTGGCGAAGTTCACTTGTTCGGAGAGGGACCGTAGCCATGATCACGGATTACAGACGGGTGCCTTTCGGCAATCCAAAATGCTCGCAGTGCCTGCACTACGCACCAGAGCGCAGCGCCTGTGAAATCGGGCAGCTACCTGACGTGTGCGGCGATGGCAGTCGGCCGGACCTCGGTTTTGCGCCGCTGCACTCGGACTCGCTCATGGTGGTGGGCATACCGCAGAGGCCGCGCATGCTCGAACCTGCGGCGCCTATCGCAGCAGCGGCAGTGCCCAGCCTGGGCATCGACCCACCGCAAGTCGTGGACATCGCTGCGGGTCCGTCTGCGTCGCTTGCGATGCTTTCGACGGAACAACAGTCCGTGAGCGCGACAGACTCCGACGAAGCCGTCAATGCGTCGATCGACGAAGTCTTCGAGCAGATCGGTCCAACGGATTTGAACGTCGTCGTTGGTGTCGTCACGCATGTCGGTTTCGACGGCGTGGCGCGGCCTGGCAACGGAAGCAATCTGCTGCGGTCAATCGCAAATGACGAGTCTCTGATCGTCAACGTTGCGGCGCAGCTCTTGCCGCGAGCGCAGCATATGCACAAGTCGATGTGCCGTGAATGCTCTGTGGTTCGCATGAACCAGGGCTTTCATGATGGTCGGCTCGACGTGGCGCAGTTTGGGAAGCTCGTGAAAGCCCAGCTGAGCTATCGCCTGATGAAGGGCTACAACCTGTCGATGCTCGACAGCGTGCTGATGCGGCGATTGCCGGGCTACGAGAACCTGATCAAGGGCGCTGGCTCCCATGCCAAGCGTACGGCGAGCGGCAGCGTGTCGGCGGCGTATCGAAAAAAGAACGCGACTCTGTCTGAGGGTCGCTTTCCGATCGGTGACAAAGACACTGCCGACAAGGCGCTGAAGCTGCGCGGTCATGCCAAGACCGCGCAGGAACGCAAGAAGATCGTACAGCGCGCGGCTCGCTACGTGCCTGACAAGGCCAAGGCCGCAGCAAAAGCCGATGGCTGGCTCCTGAACGCAGTGGGTCCGCGTCCGCCAGCTGGAGAGTGATCGCATGAATTCGGCGCAGCAGCAGAGCTGGCAAGAGCGCAGCAACCTAGATCCAGGTACAGCACAGCTTGTTGACGAACTGGCGATGGCCCTCGTCAACAAGCTGCATCCAGCGCAGCTGCGCAACCCTGAGTCGCCGCCTAGTGAGTCGGTGCTGGTCGATCCACAAGGGGAACCTCTGTCGAAGTCGTTCGACGAGCCAAAAAGCTACTTCATCGATCCGAATGACATGCTGGGCGGGACGGGTATGAACTACGTCTACCCGCCCACGCAAGTCACGTACGAGACACTGCGCCTGCTGGCGGAGCGTGTGCCTGTTTGCTCGTGTGTGATTCTGACGCGTGTGAATCAGGTCGCGTCGTTCTGCCGAGCGCCGCGCAACAAGTATGACATCGGCTTCAAGGTGCGGCCGATCGGCAAGTTCGATGATCGCGAGCTGACACCGGCAGAGAAATCCAAGTCGGAGGACATTGAGACGTTCCTGCGTTGGACTGGCAACGAGTACAACGAAGGTCGCGATGACTTCCAGACGTTCGTGAAAAAGCTCGTCAGAGACCGCTTGTACTATGACCAGGCGTGCTTTGAGAAAGTCGCATCACGTGACGGCGGCCTTGCCAGTTTTCATGCGATTCCGTCAGAGTCGATTCGCATCGCGATTCCGAAAAACGCGCAGGCGACACCTCCGACGGAGCACGATGTACGCCACGACGTCAAGTACGTGCAGATCATCAACAGTCAGCCAATTCGCGACTACACGCATCGTGAGCTGGCTTTCCTGGTGGCTAACCCGCGCACGAATCTGCACGTCAACGGTTACGGATTCCCTGAGACAGAGATGATGCTGACCACGGCGATGGCGTTGCTGTGGGCAGAGGAGTGGAACCGCAACATCTTCAAGCAGGGCTCCACGCTCAAAGGCATCCTCAACGTCAAAGGCAGCTTCGCCAAGAACAAGTTCCTCGACCTGAAGCGAGAGTTTCAGACGAAGTTCACAGGCGTTCATAACGCGCACAAAAACGGCATCGTCAACGTCGACGAGCTTCAGTGGATTGCACTCCAGCTGAGCAATACGGAGATGGGCTTTCAGAGCTGGATCGAGTACCTGATCAAGCTCACTTGCGCGTTCTACCTCATCGACCCCGCCGAGGTGAATTTCGACCTGCGCGGTAGCTCCCAGCAGCAGCCGATCTTCATGTCTGGCAACGAAGCCCAGCAGAAGATCAGCCGTGATCGCGGCTTGTCGCCGTTGCTTCAGTACGTCGAAGACGCCATCAACAAGCACATCGTATGGCGTATCGACCCACGCTATATGTTTGGGTTCGTCGGTCTCAACGCCAAGACGCAAGAGCAGGCGATCGAGCTGGCCAGCAAAGAGGTCAGTTCCAAGCTCACGCTCAATGAAGTACGCGCGCTGGACGATCTGCCACCTGTGAAGGGCGGCGACATCGTACTCAACGCGATCTACACAGGCCGCTTGGCTGCATTGGACCAGCAGCAGGCTGGCGGTGGCATGCCAGGAATGCCACCGGGCGCGGCACCAGGCATGCCTGGTCAACCTCAACCGCCACAGCCGGGTCAGCAGCAGCCTGGGAATCCTTACGACCAGCTACAGCCAGGCCCGCCGGCTGCCGAAGATAAGCAGGCCGGTGCAAACCTGAAAGCTGCGAGTCAAGGTAAAGATGAGTCGTCATCGAGTGGCGACTCATCTGTGCCTAAGAAGGTCCGGCGCGTGTTGATGCGCAACGATTGGGAAAACAGCTCTCTGTTCATGTCGCAGGACAAGCGCAGCGCAGCAGGCACAGACTTGGTGAAGTCTCTGTTTGGCCAGGATGCGACTGGCGATACGTACGACGAAGTCTAGGAGACACGACGATGGTGATGGTAGCGATTAAGCCACCGAGGCGCGTACGCAGATGGCTAGAGCGACTTGATGCGCCTGGCGCAGTGGATGCCGAGAGCTACCACGTCACGTTGTTGCACATCAAAGGCGCTGACCTGTCGAAAGCTGGCTTTGCCGCTCTGTGCGAAGCCGTCGCCACGACTTGTCGGACGCACAAGCACTTCGCAGCCAAGATCGGCGGCTTCGGTTATTTCCAGAACAGTCAGCCGAAGCCCTGTGTGTGGGCTTCTGTCGATTCTGTCGCTCTCACAGACGTGCGAAACAGCGTCCTTGCGCATCTCAAGGGCAGCGATGTCAAGGTCTCAGACGAGCACGGATTCACGCCGCACATGACGCTCGGTTACACAGAGCATGCGCGCAAGTGGAAGCCTGATCATGTGAAGCGCATGCCCGAGTGGACTGCGAAATCTCTGTACGTCGTGAAAGACGACGTCTGGACCCGCATGCCTCTGACAGAACCCGTGGACGATCGTATGCGTCTTGTGCCGACGTTTGAGTCAGGCTACCGCGACCTTGAAAAGCTATGGACCTGGCACAAGTCGCTCGTCGTCGTGAATGAATCCCTAGAGAAAGGCCGCAAGAAGGGCGGACAAAACAAGACGCGCCGATACTTGCTGCGCATCGAGATGCCCGGTGGTTCACCGGGCAAGCCGAACTACCGCTACGTCTATCCAGATAAAGACGACGTCGTCAGCTTCGATCCAAAGACGGGCTTCAAACTCAAGCCAGGTCGCAGCATTGCCAAGATCGTCAACGAGAAGCTGTTCGGCGACTACGGCGTAGACTCGCGCACGGGCGATCCCTACGTGAAAGAGGGCCTGTTTTACGCATACGAGCCACGTGTCAGCACGTCGTACATGAAGCGCGCGTACGGTGAGCCGATTGCCACGGAGACGCTGAACAAGGTTCGGTTCTTCAAGTACAAGAAGGTTCACGGCTACACGGACGTCGACCTGGGCCCTGGCGTGGCCGCGTCAGGCTACCGGCTGCCACAGAAGCTGACGCAGCTTCAGATGACCGCTGACGAAGCGGCGGCGGCTCCGGGAAATCTCGCCGCAGAAGGCGCCGTCATCCTCAAACCAGAGGAGTTTGAAGAGAAGCGACCGTCGCCGTCTCACGACGTGGCACCTGTCGGCGAGAAGTCGATCGTCGTCGTACCAGAACAGACTCCTCTGTCGAAGTTGAACCTGGCTGAGCCGCTTCCTGACGACGTGGACCCGCTTCAGTACGCGGTGTCAGCAATCGAAGGCACGCGGCCTGGCCCTGGCAAAGCCGTTGTACGCCCGTTCAAGCAGTGGATGATCGACAAGTTCGGCAGCGAGTCAGGCTTGGTACAAGAGCTTGGCAATCGGCCGGCTACGACGTTGGTGACGCTCGGGCGTTTCAAGCCGACGCAGAAGAAAGTCCTCGCACGGCTCGAAGAAGAGTGGCGCGGCGTGATTCGGGGCATCGCCAAGCGTGCTGTGTCGGCGTATCGCGTGAGCAACGCATATCTTGCGGCCAAGGCATCAGATCAGGCCGCTGGCGTGCCGTACGAGAGTCAGAGTTCAGCAGCGCGCGGCTATATGCGTGAAGTCTTCAAAGAGGCCACGCAGCACGGCAGTGAGCAGCTGCTGCGCCTCGCTCGCCAGTATGAGCCCACGGTTCATCACGATGATCGTTTCGACAAGTGGCTGTACGGCGCACTAGAGACGCAGATCGCGCGACACACCAAGCAAGAAGTCGAGCAGAGCAGCGGTGGCGGTGGAACGATCGAGCCGATCGTCAGCGGCGACATCGAAGAGGCCGCACGACGTACAGCGCAGCAGGTTGACCTGCAGCCTGACGAAGCCTATGAGCTGAAAGAGGCTGGTCATGACCAGCTGTCAGGCGACGAACTGACGACGTTGTCGACTGTGACAGGCCCTGCGAAAGCGACACTGCTGCGCACGCTGCACTCGCCTGAGATGCCGCAAGCGTACAGACGAGTGCTGGCTGCGCGCCTGTGGCTCGATTCGCCTGAGTCAAGCGCCGCTGAGGAGCAGGCCATCGCCAAGCGGTCTGACAAAGGTGTGAAAGGGCCGCAGAGTTTCGAGCGCAACTACACAGGCAAGAACGGTATCGCGTCGCGCTACAAGACGTGGATAGACCCAAAGACAGGCAAGCTTGTAGACGTGTCGAAGCTGAATCAGAGCCGACAAGCCGCCCTGTTGTCGAGCTGGTACGAAGCGGCTAAAGCGCATGTATTTCGGCAGCTGAGCGTACCGATGGCCGAGGCTCGCGCCACGATGCCAGACGTGCATCCGAGCGGCCTCTATCAGAATCCGAAGCGTGTGCCGTTCACAGAGCAGCAGATCGCCGACAAGCTGCATTCAGTCGGCCATGGCACAGCTGAAGATGCCGCAGACTTGCTGGTGGACGCCGCGCTTGGTGGCGGTATGCGCGTGCTGACGCGCGAAGGCGCGATGGTCAAGCGTTGGCTGGAGCTAGAGACGAAGCTGGCGCGTGGCAATCGTCGACTGTTCTCAGAGCGCACGCAGCATCCGATTGCACAGGAGTCGCTGTCTGGGCCCGTGCCCGCACGTCCCGCGAAAATCGTCGTCATGCCTGAGAAGCCTGTGCTGGATAAGCACGGCGAGTGGCAGTCGCTACCTGTACATCCGACGCAGCGCTCAGCGCATCCGGCGATCGACTTCTTCTCGTCGACACCGAACCAGCAGCTTGCGCAACGGCTGGGCATCAATCTGCGACACATCAGTGGTCCAGAGACGGCCAGTGGTGTCTACGCGCATCAGAACGTCAGCATGGGCACCGCCGCGGAGCACACGCTTGCTGCTGCCAAGCTGGCACACGCGAAGCTGCTCAAGATGCAAGCACTCAAGCCTGCGCGTCTGCACGAAAAGCTAAAGCGCGCTCAGGCCGACGCAGATGCTCTAGACAAGCTAGGGTTGAGCCGCACGTCAGCAGGCATGACGTGGAACGAAGCCGGTCAGATCGGCAAGTTCTACAATGCTGTGCGTGCGCTGCACGCAGCTACGAACACGATCAAGCAAAAGCAGGCGAAGGTCCGTCTCGCCAAGAAGGCGTATCGCAAAGAGGCTGGCAAGGTCAGCATCGCGGCCAAGAATCCGTTCGACCGAAAGAAGGACAAGCTCGCGCATTCGGTCATGCGACATATCCTCGCTGTGAAACCGACGAGTACGCAGGAACTTGACCAGGCTGTGATGAACTGGATCGACGAGACGCACGACGTCGAGAGCAAGTCTGCACGGCGGACGTTTTTCAATGCCGTGAAAGAGCATCTACGCAACGAGAAAGCCGTCAGCAGTGGTGGCGACTTGGCGAAGCATGAAGCCGAGCTGAAGAGTCACGCGCCGACTGCACAGGAAATAGCAGCGCACAAGGCCGCAGCTGATCACGCAGCGAAAGCTGGAGCTGCTCTTAGCGCCGTGAAAGTCGCAGGCAAACCGTTCGGTAAGGAAGTCGTGATGCGCTACATCAGCAGCAAGAATCCGGCTGAGGTTCATGACGAGGTGCGTGCTTCGCTTCAGAATCTTGCATCAAGCGTACATACCGACAAAGAGCTTGCCGAGTTCGAGCTGAACCGTCGCAAGACGGCCGGCAACACGCTCGTCAAGTCGATGGCTGAGGCTTCGTTCGAGAGCTTCGGTGCAGCGATCGATGCGTTTGATTTCGCGCTTACGATGACCGATTCTGCACGTATGGCTGCCGAAACGGTCGTGGTGTGACGTGCATCTGCATTACGAGGACATCAGAGCTGACCTTGCGTACCTGAGCCCGTTTCCTGTGGAAGCGGCTAGCGTGCGCAAGGTCGTACAGGGTTATGAAGGCGTGTTGTACAGCGCCGGCCGTGCCTATATGTACACGCTGAACGGTCGGGGACTTCGCTTCGTAGGCGTGCCTGATGAAGCCGCAGACGACGCTGCGCGAGCGCACGATCTGTCGATGGACGCAGAGCGCGCGTTGTCGCTGGCCGAGAATCGTCGTGTGTCAGCGGCTGAGGCCAGCGAAGCCGTACAGATGAACGGCGCTACTGTCGGCCAGGTGCTGATCGTCAAGGCGAGTCCAGGCGCGCACCACGCAGGTTACATGCGGCGTGATCCACGCACAGGTAAGTTGGAGCAGGTGTCGCCGCTTGGTTACACGCCAGAGAAGCCACCGCCGCGCGAGACGAAGCATTATGCGGCAGTGAGCGTGAATGCGGATGTCGAGCTGGAGTCTGACGACGAGCTTGGGCATCAACTGCTCGCGCATCTCATCAAGCGACAGCCCAAGAATGAAAAGCAGCTTGCCGCCGCTGTCGAGAGCTTCGTTGACGACAGTTTCGACATCGAGAACGCAGCTGCTCGTAAGAAGTGGCTGAAAACGATTCACAGCTATCTGACGGAAAACGGAATCACAGAGACGGCAGACGCCAATGACGAGGAAGCCGAAGGTGATGCCGAGCAGGATGCGTGGAGCAGTCGCAAGGCACAGGCAAAGCTTCAGATTCCTGTCACGTTCAAACCACGTGGCACCAAGCTGCTTGTGAATGGGCAGCCCGTCTCTGTATCGGCCGATGTCGAGCAGGCGTGCTATGCGTACGCCAAGCGCTTCCTCGTCAAGGGCGGTACCGTCAAAGACCAGGCGCGCTTCGTCAAGAACTTCGAGTCGAGCTTGCGCAAGCTCGGCGTGCCCAAAGGTGACATTGGCTATAAGCACTTCGTTGTTCAAGCGAAGAAAGACCTCGCGGCGCCTGTCAGCAAGAAGGGTCCGAAGGACGAGAGCCCGCAAGCACGGCCTGACCTGTACGTGAAGCAAGACGGCGTTATGACGCGCGTGATTGCTGCAACGCTTCCGACAGGTGGCTTCTACACGGGCAAGAAGGGCTACGGCACGTGGGTTCCTCCTGTACGTGAAGAAGACCTTGTGCTCAACGTGTCGCCAGGCGGAGCGCCAGCAGGTTGGCGTGGTAAGGTCATCAACGATCCGTCGAAAGATTTCTACCTGACATGGGAACACCCTGTCGCCAAGAAGCGCGGTTACGTCTACATGAGCCGCAAGCAGGCGGATCTGGAGAAGTTTTTTGCCTGCACAGTGCTCAGCAAGAAGTTGCAAGACATCTCCGACGATGTGTTCAAGGACATCACGAGCAAGAGCACACCGTCAGCCACCAAGGCCGCGGCGTTGTGCGTGATGCTCATAGATCAGCATCACTTCCGTGTGGGCAACGAGACGTTCGCCAAGCAAGGCACGTACGGTGTTGCGTCGTTTCGTGCCAAGCACGTGAAGATCGACGGCACGAAGGTTACGTTTGAGTTCGTTGCCAAGAAGCAAGAGCCGTGGAAGCGCGAAGTCGACTTCGCTGGTATGCCGTCAGCTCTCGCATTCCTGAAGACGTGCATGAAGGGCAAGAAGCCTGACGATCGGCTCTGGTCTGGCACTGACTGGTCTGCATCGTCGAAAGACGTGAACGAATATCTGGCGCCGTACTCAGCTGATGGCGTCAAGATCACGGCGAAGTCATTGCGCACGTACCATGCGAATCGGCACATGACGGGCTACCTGCGCAAGCTGGAAGAGGCGCAGACGGCCTACAAGCTCACCGATGTCGAGGTGCGCAAGCTGTACAAGGGCGTCAAGCTCAAAGGCAAAGACGCCGCGCTGCTCACGCGCAAAGCCAAGAAAGACGGACCGAAGCTGTCGGACTTCTTGGGCTTCGTGCCGTATGTCGGCGCCAAGGGCAAGGGCAGCGCCATGACGGGCGTGCTGCCGTCTGTGGCAGCAAAGATGGGCCACACGACGGGTGCCTGCCGGAATAACTATATCGATCCTGTCGTGGTGACACGGTTCGCTGTACTGCACGGCTGGGACGATCGAACACCAAAAGAGCGCAAGTCTCGTGAAGACCTGCCAGGGTATGAGCCCGATGCGTGACGACTACACGAAATATTTTCTGAGCCGCGTAGACGGCAGTGAAGACGCCTACAACGGCTACCTACAAGCGCCTGGTGACGACTTGGTGTTTGTGGCCGAGCGGCACGGCCGAGAAGACGTCGTGACGAAATCGACGGTGCTGATGAAGGCCGAGAAGTATAAGGTGTTGGGAGTAGCATTTGGCTATGCGAAGCACATTTCCTATCAGCGTCTAGATCCCCGCACTGGAAAGATGGTGCAGGTGAAAGGCGGTCGTGATACGCCGATAGGAAAGACGTCGCTGACACCGCACCACTTCGACATTACGGTGCAGAAGAAGCATGGTCTCAGTGACGATGAGACGGCGATGGCCGTACTTCGCTACGTCGCGCAGAAGAAAGTCCGCACAGAAGGCGAGCTGCACGAGGCTGTGCAGGAGTTCGTGGAGAAAAATTACGACTCCGAAAGCTCAGAAGCTCGGGGCAAATGGGTGAGCACGATTCTGAAAGCCCTGTTTCACCACAAGGCTGTACAGGTCACGCATCCAGGTGACGACATTGCGTACGGCAATATGCGCGTGCGTGATATGGCCATGGTGAGCCAGTGGGTACAGGGCTCCAACAACACCGTCGGTTCTGTCAGGCTCCGTGTCGGTGTTGCGAAACTGTTTAAGCAGGATATCGAGCGCGTCACGGAACGCGCTCGAAAGAATTCATCTGACAAGAAACGTTTTGAGCGCATGTTGGCTGACGCCAAGGCCGACAAAGACCTCGTCGCTTCTGTGGAGCGCGTAGCGGCGCTGTCACAGTCTGCTTACAAGGGTCAAAAGACGGTCGTGCTGCATCGCGCTATCAGCAAGGAACAAACAGCTGAGATTCGGAAACAGCTAAAGCTGAAGCCCGGTGTGACTGCACGTGGGAAGGTCATTACGATACCCGTCGATAACGTGACGTCGTTGTCAGAGAATGCTGCTGCGGCACATTCGGCGTTCGCCGGTTTTGACGGCATGACTGTACGGGTCGAGGTACCCGTGTCTGCCATCGTGATGTCGTATCGGGCAATGCCGTCCACGATGTCGCTAAGCGGCGACACTGAGTGGGAGGTAGTTGTCGCTACGCCAGGTAAGCTTCATGCTACGATCGTAGCCGACAGATATCTTGGTGAGAATTCGTTACCGGAAGCTCCTATTAAATACCAAAAATCTTCTTTACGGGCTTTGGCTGAAAAAGAACGTGCACGTTTTGAATCTAGGTACACAAAATTAAATCCCAAGCAGCACAGTATCTACAGCACCTATTGGAAAAAAACGCCTGCGGAATTCCTGCTCGAAGAAGATGTGTTTTCATGAAAACAAAGCCCATAGCGCTCACAGTAGACATCGACGCAAACGGTGGTAACGAATGGCTGCACGAGATTCGTCGCAGGCGCGCGGCGCAACAGCGCATGCAGAAGGCGCTACCCCAACCGCAAGCCGAGAAGCCGGCCAAGCAGCTTGAGCCTGCGAACAAGCACCAGGGCACCAAGGCTGCGAAAGTCGCGGCCAAAGGCAGCGGTCGGCCTCGCTACACCTACCCGACCGAGAAGAAGTCGGCACAGGCTGTGGCAGCCAAGCAGGAAGCTGTGATGGTCGCACCTGATGGCGTCGATCCACAAGCATTTGCCACCAAGCTGGGCCTGTCCCTGTCGACGCTCAAAGGCACCGTACAGGAGTTTGTGAGCGAGCCGAAGATGGGTGGCCGTGAGGGCTTCGCCAAGTTCATGCGCAGCACCGTAGGTAAAGCGTTCATGACGCGCAACGGCGTGGGTGACGACTACTTCGGCAAGCTGTACGATGTGTTCACGAAACCCCCACAGCAGGAGAACTGAGATGCCGATGCAGACACCGACCATTGCAGAACGCATGAGTGCCGCCCTTCACGACGATGACGATGCCATCGAAAAGGGCGGCGCCGACAAGCTGAAGGTGAACAAGGTGCCGTTTCCGCACAAGAAGCGCACGGGCCCCACAACGGTGCGGCCTGGCGGCAATGTGCCGAAGCACGGCAACACGCCGGCCCAGCTTAAGGGTAAGATCAAGAAAGGCGACGAGGCCGAAGGCGTCGATGAGACCGACGGCAGCGTGCTGACGCCGCCCGAAGGCGTTGTCGAGAAGGGCAAGGGCGCGTCCTGCAAGAGCTGCGGCAAGTATGGCGCGCTGTGCAAGTGTGAGGGCAGCATGCAAAAAGGCGAGGACACCGAAGACAAGCCGGCGCGTGTCGGAGCTTCGGATTTCGTCAAGAGCATGCACGGCATGACCGACGATGACATCGCCCGCGCCGCGCAGTCCGGTATCCTCGGTCTTGGCGGCACGCCGGCCTCGCTGGGCTTCCCCTCCGCGTAGTACCCCTCGCTTCTGTTGCCTAGAGCCGTTCTGGCTCGACTATACTGCCCCACATAATGCTGACAGGCAAAACGGTGTCAGGCGGCAAGCTGCGCGTGCGCGTGCAGCCGCTGCCCTACGCGCATCTCCAGCAAGTGGCTGACGGTTTGACGCACGTGTTTACGACACGTATGCGAGAGCTGGAAGCCAAACTGAACGCGCGTCTCGCTCACACGGTAGAGCGTCTACAGCCAGCCGTGCTCATCGTGTCTGACGAACATCTGAGCAAAGCGGCTTCACCTAAGCAGAATGCATCTGGTCAAGCACGCGCGAAAGCCGGCGAGGGTCAGACGCGCACGTATCAGCGACCGCCAGGCGGTGTGAAGACGCCAGGCCAGCGCGGCGGCAAGTTCTACTACACGGCGACAGGCAAGCTTCGTTACGGCGAGAAGCCGCAGCCGCAAGAACGTGAAGCCACGCACGAAGAGGTGCGCCAGCATTTTCAACACTTCCGGCCAACGCCATTCATGTCGAATTCTCGGGAGCACAAAGACCTGCTCCAGGCGATTCGTGATCTGAAGACCGGTGGCTTCGATGAGACAGATGACACGCTGCTCGGCTGGTGGGAGAAACACCAGAAGCAGTTCAACAAGCTATGGGGCCTGTCTGACGAGGATGTGGCCGGCGATCTGTCTGCGATCCAGCTACAAGACAACGACGGTCGAGAGCTGTCATATGAGCAGGCGGTTCATGAATTCCTGATGGATCAAGACTGGGGTGACGCCTCTGAAGCTGACGTAGAAGAGGCGCTGCGCGATGTCATGACGCGCTATCAGAATGCGCTACGTGACCCGGCCGTCATGAAGAAGGCCGAAGCCATCGCAGCGCAAGTGGACCAGCAGGTGTATGGCTGGTTCACGAACATGGAAGCGACAGCCGATCACTATGACGGCCTGGCTGCGTCGCTGTCCGGTGATCCTGACGTCGCTGTTGCGAACATGACAGCGGCGCTTGGCGCTATGGAGCTGGTTTTCAAACCAGGCAAAGGCCAGAAAGCTGGCGATCTGACTGGTGCGATTGCGCCGAACAGCGGCTGGCTCGACGAAGGCGGATACCTATCGACGACAGGCGCCGATCGCGTAGCGAGTCTCAACGTCGGACAGCTTCTCGCTATCTACGCTGGCGCCAGGCTCAACGAGGCTTTCGATCCAGACACAGCGACCTACGACACGCTTCACGGTGGCAAAGGCCCGCAGTCAAAGCTGGCCGAAACTGTGCGCAAGCTCATCGCGCAGAAGCTGAAGCTGGACCCTGCGGGCGCGGTCATGACGACGGTGCTAGATGGCGTTCACGCAACCATCGAGCGTCTGGCTACGACGTTCTCGAATGCCAACACAGGCCGTGACACGTCAGGTCTCGCCCGCAAGTTGCTCGACATGCCGAGCGACAAGCTCACCAAAGGTGGCGAGGGCGTTCAGAAGCTGATCGAGAAGGCGCAGAACTTCGAGCAGCTGAAGGCCGACGCGCTCAAGGCCCGTGAGGACGAATCCTGGTCTGTGCCCGACACGATGCTCGAAGGCAACGTCGGCGGGAAGAAGATCAATCCGATCACAGGCAAACCGTTCGACCTGTTCAAGCACCAAAAACAAGCCATCAACTGGGCCAAGACTGTCAAGCGTGGGCTTCTTGCAGACGATGCCGGTATGGGCAAAACGGCCGAAGTGATTGGCATTTGCGAGTCGCTGAAGCAAGACGGCAAGATCAAGCGCGGCATCTTGTTCCTACCACCGTCGCTTCTTGCACAGTGGCCAAAAGAGATCATGAGCTTCGCGCCAGAGATGGCAAAAGGCGGGCGCATCCTGAACCTGTCTGGCCTGTCCCTGGAAGCTCGCAAGGCCGCGCTTCAGAGCGACATGGCCAAGAACGCCGAGTACATCCTCATGAGCACGGGCTCACTTGCCTATGGCAAGTCCGAAGACGGCGAGGAGGATGGCGGTATGGATGAGGGCTTGGTGCAAGCTCTCGCGGATCTCGACGGCGCTGTGTTCATCGACGAAGTACATCAGGGCGGCTTCAAGACAGGTAGTCAGGGCGTCGCTGGTACGAAGGATTACAGACCGGGTAGTGTTAAGCATGAGATCACGAAACGCATCATCGGTGAGCGTGATTACGCGTTTGGCATGACAGCTACACCATGTCCAAACAACCCGATGGACCTGTATCACTTGATAAACCTCTTTCACCCAGGGTGTGTTGGGGATCAGGCTGAGTGGGAAGAGAAGTTGTCGGGCGTGAAGTGGGACGGCCATTCGTGGCGCATACCGCATCCTGAGAATGTGCAAGAGATTAACCGTCGTATTAAGCCGTTCGCGCTACACCGTTTGATCACGGACAAAGTTGTTGAAGAAGACATGGGCAAGCAACTCCCGCAGCTCACGTCTAACGCGATAGACTTAGAGCCAGCGACGGCAAAGTGTCCCGTAACAGGTTGGAGTCAGCTTGATTACCTGCGACCTGGCGGTGTTTGCGATGCTTTGGCGCAGAAACGCTTAGAGATCATCAACGCGAAGCGTGAAAAAGCCGGAAAGCCTGTGTTGGAGGGTGTAGACGCAGAGACTACCGTGCGCATGATCCACATGGGCCTAGAGCGCCAGGCCGCTATCAGTCCAGAGCTGATAGATCCGCGCTACCGCGGTCCTGCCGCCAAGCTCGATCGCGTTGTTGCCGATGTCATCGCCCACTTCTCAGGCGGCGCTGGTCAGGAAGGCAAGCCGATCGTTCTGTTCGACAGCTTCCCTCGCAAGTCTTTTCCCGTCGTCAAGCGCAAGCTTGCGGAAGCCGGCATCGACGTGAGCGGCATCGGCGAGATCATGGGTGGCAAGTCAGCGCAAGAACGCGCTTTCATGCAGGATATGCTCAACGGTTATGAGCGTGTGAATCCTGCGACGAAAGAGAAGGAGTTCGTACCAGGTAAGCTCAAGGTGCTGCTCGTAGGTACGAAGGCTGGCGGCGCTGGTCTGAACCTACAAAAAGCGGCGAATCGCTCGATGTTTTTGAGCGAGCCGTGGGACCCCGCGAGCAAGCGCCAAGCACTTGGCCGCGTGTGGCGCACAGGGCAGAAGTCGCACTGTACCGCTGACAACTACCGCATGATCGGTACCTACGATATGCGTGTGGAAAATAAGCTCGGCACCAAGCAGCTCATGACGACTGCTTTGCTGGGCGACGCTGACGTGGACTTCAATCAGAGTGCTGACGAGCACATCCAGCGTCTGACGGGCCGCGAACTTGGCGGCGAGAACATGAGCACCGAGCAGATGGCGGCTCTGTTGGCAAACGCTGGTAACTTCAGTATCGACGCCGATTCGCTGGGCGATGACTTCGATGACGTGAGCGAAGACTCGTTTGACGATTCTGAGTTCATGGACAAGAAGCTCAAGCGGTCAGAAGAAAAGAAGCTGGAGGCTGACCCAGCAAAGCGCGCCGCGCTTCAAAAGAAGGCGCCACAACTGGCCGAAGTCGTCGACATGAGTGCCGAGTCTGACAAGTGGCACGCAGAGGCGATGCGTCAGACGGCCAAACAGCGCTATGACATCGCGATGATGCAAGCGAAGGTCGCCGAGACGGCCGGTGACAAGCAGATGGCCGACAAGGCACAGAAAGCAGCGGAGCGCGTTAAGGCAGCCTTTCCAGAAGCTTTCGGCGCTGTCGAGCGTAAAAAGCAGGAAGTCGACACGGACGACCTGTTCGCCAAAAAGCAGCAAGCGAAAACCGAGTCGGTACAGCGTCAAGCGCAGACGGTAAACGAAGGCAAAGAGCCCACGCGCGGGGACATGAGCCTTGCTGCGGCCAACTATGTTGCGCGCAACAAAGATCACTTCAGTACCAAGCAGCGCAAGGCCGCGCAAGAAGTGATCACACAGGCAGAGCGCCTGGGCATCGACAGTGATACGTGGCGACCTAACGAGGAGCGGCTTGACCGGCTCGCCAAGCACAAGGGCCAGATGCCCAAGATGGGCGACGTGCTCAAAGACCTCAAGCAGCGGTGGGCGGAACACAACTGGCTTGAAGCAAACGGTCACACGAAAGAAGCAAAGGCCGCACGCAAAGAGATCGATCAGCAGCATGGCTGGCTGCCTGAAGAGTTCGATGACGTGGCGTCTCAGCAGCAGCAAGAGATGGCGCACAAAGGCATTGGCGTGAAGCCGAAGAAGCCGGAAGGCTTTGTGGCACCTACGGCGTTTCCGGCCAAAAACCCCTTCAAGAAAAAAGAAGACCCTCTCGCTTACGACGCGATGGAACACCTGCTTGCGAAGCAGCCCAAGACGTATGACGATACGCAGGCAGCGCTACTCCAGCACGTCAAGAAGACGATGAAGGGCACACCCGAAGCGCTTAACAAGTTCGCCACGCAGGTGCACAAGTACCTGATCAAGAACAAGGGTTTGACCTATGGATGATCACGCGATTTTCGAACTCGTGCGCGCTGACGGTAAGAAGCGCGCACGAGTGACGACACCGAAAGACACGCTGCGCGTGCACGACGCCGACGAGCTTCGTGCACAGCTTGATCACTACAGCAAGGCCAATGGTGTGACGTTCCTACGTCACGTGGTCGTTGACTCGCAGCAGGCACGTCTTCAGTACGTCAAGTACCTGCGACCGGCTTTGCGCTACTACTGCAAAAAGTTTGGCGTACAAGTGCCCGACTGGCTCAAGGCCGATACAGCTTTCTCAACGCTGTCCGCACACGAGCAGCACACGCTGTTCGGTGAAACGGTCAAGTTTCCTGTGCGTGAATTCGCAGAGGTGAACACGTCTGGTTCGAAGCAAGGAAAGATCGCGTCATGAGCGCCGGCCTTTTGGACCTGACAGTGCTGACGCGCGAGGTCGACGTAGAGTTCACGGCGTTCCTCTACGAACTTTTTGGGTCGGCCGTTGTCGACGCGGAAAGCGCCATGATCGCTCGGACTACCTTGCACAAGAAGTCCGAGCGCGTCGGTATGCAGCTGTTGGCTGAGGCGAATAGCAGTCGACCTACGCAGCGGTTAGCTCGTGAGCGGCTGGTTCTGCGGGCGCAGGCACTTCGTGACGACGTGCAGCGTGGCTTGACGCAGGCGTGGCTGTCTGCCGATGGCCAGCCGGTCGAGGCTCGCGTGGAATTTATGCGTCGCGAAATCGTGCCTCGTCTTGTGATGGACGCTGTGCGTGCATGGGTTCGCGTCGGCACGGCAGAGGTCTGGACGCTCTACCAGGAAGCGCGAGCACAGGAAATCGTCGATAGTACGGGCTTGCCTGATCCGTATGTGCACAAGATAGGTGCCGAAGACTGCTGTGAGTTCTGCGTGCATCTGTACGGCTCCGAGGGCAAATACAAGACGTACCGGCTGAGCGAACTGCGTGGGAACGGCACGAATGCGGGCCGCGAGCCTCGGCAGGAGGTTCTAGAGGGCAAGGTTGTGCCTGAACAGCATCGTGACTGGTTGCCTGTGCTGGGCTCTACGCACGGCTGGTGCAACTGTGCGTTGCAGGCGGCGGGAGCACCTACGTGAGCGAGTCACCGTTTGCACGTGTGGTTCTGCACCAGAAACCTACAAAGCTGGAAACGCCAGATTCTGGCCGCACAGGCTTGGTGCGCATTGCGACGTACGAGGGCGGCACCAAAGCTGTGGTCCGTGTGCAGAGTCACGAGCTTGAAGGTAAGCGCACCAAGGGCTTCACCAAGCAAGACGGGCTGCCTGTGAAATCACAGCCCGTCAAAGACGCGGCCTACTACGCACTGGCGAAGCTGTTGCGTTGCGACGACATCGTGCCCGAAACGTTGCTGAAGATTACGCGACGCGGCAACGACGTTTCATACCAACGATTCGAGCGAGCACTGACACTGCGTGACCTAGAGCCGGCTTTACACAAGCTGGAAAAGGGCAGCGACGAGTGGCGTGCTGCGGCGGCACAAGCCATGAAAGTCGTCTCTGACGAAGACTGGCTCAAGGCAGCGCTGCTCGGCCTTGTTGCGGCTGACCGAGACAGGCATCTCAAGAACTTTGGCGTGCGTGTCTTGGTTGAAGGAAACCGCATCGTCTATAGGCTCGTGCTGTGGGACAACGGCGTTTGTCTCGGACAAGCATTCAAGAAGTATCGCAGCGTCGTGCATGAGATCCTGCATGCTCGCAAACTGGTGTTCGGTGACGTCTTGGCGCGCGTAGACGACATACGTGCTGACGACGTGACAGACTTACTGGTTACGAACCGCATCCACCCGACGGAAGCACAGCAAGCCGGCAAGCGGCTTGACTTCGTGCGCCGATACCCCCACCGGATGCCTTGGAACATACTCACAGGCATGCCCGGCTATCCTGCCTATCGAAATTTCTTCAGAGGCGGGGTAGATTGGCGGGGATGAGTACAGCACACGAGGTACAGCGTCTTCTTGAGGAGGACGAATTTTCGCTGTGGGTTCCGCCTACCGCGACGTCAGGCTTTACGCTCCTGTCGAAAGCTGGCGAAGTTCCTGCTGACGATGCCCCGCGCATCATTCACGGCTTCTGCACGACAGAGCACGAAGACCGGCAACAGGAAATCGTGATCGCCAAGGGCCTGGACTTCGCACCGTTCATCAAGCATGGCTGGTTCAACGACAATCACTCGCCACGAACGGCCGACGTGTTGGGCTGGCCTATCGAAGCTCGTCTCTACGAAGACAAAGGCTGGTACACGAAAGGCCAGCTTCTGAAGGGCAAAAAAGCCGCTGACGACGTATGGGAACTGGCTGTCGCCCTTTTCAAGAGTGGTAGCCCTCGACGCCTGGGCTTTTCGATCGAAGGCAAAGCGACGTTGCGCAATGCAGCAAATCGCATTGTCAAAGGCGTTGTGCGTCATGTCGCCATCACGCGCGATCCTGTGAACCCGAACTGTCAGCTCGACGTGCTGTGCAAGGCTTTCGCGCCGTCGGAAGAAATCGAGCGCGCCTACACGATCAGCAAGGCCGCGATGATCGGCCATCAACATCCCGTTATGCACGGTCACGCAGCTCTTGTGCCTGCAAACTTGGAAGCTGCACGTATCATCCGACGAAAACAAAAACGTTTGTCGAAGGCAGACGTAGAACATCTCGTACGTCAAGAGATGCAAATGTCCGACGCCTCCGTGATGCGCGTCGTGGACTGGATCATGTCGCAACAACAGTGAGGACCAGATGAACAAGGCACCGACGCAGACCACTCGCCGTATCAACCTGACCGATCCCCAGATCAAGCTGTTTCAGCTGGCGAGCGGTCAGAGTTTTACGATCCCGGAATCGATCGACATCCCTCCGATGCCGAACAACCTGATGGCTGCGGCCACCAGTCGGCGCGCCACTGGCGGTGAGATTTTTGGCTTCACCGATGACCAGGGCGTCATCGAGCCGCATCGGGATTTCGGCCTCGTGCTGAAGCCTGGCGATCGGCTGGTGCACGGTGCCATCGGCGCGGTGGCCGCGAACACTTCGATCCTGTACGTCAACGACGTCGAAGTGCTGCGAATCACGTGCAGCGACATCAGCGTGGTGCTCGGCTTCTACAGCTAGGCGCTGTCGTTTCACATCACCGAACGCTGAAAAGCACTGGAGCTTCAAGATGGGTAAGAAAGCAGTTTCAGACGAGACGGTTACGGCAGCGCTGGCACAGCTGCGATCCAAGATCGCCAAGAGCCAAGGCGGCGATGCCCTGGCGAGCGCCGATACGGAGGGTGGGCTGTCCTCCGAAGGTGAAGACATGAGCAAGCTGGGCAAAGGCAAGGCCGGCAAGGTCGCCAAAGGCAAGAAGCCACCGATGAAGAAGATGTATTCGGAGTCGGATAAAGATCCCGACGAGTCGTCTGACGATGACGAATCGAGTGACGACGAGTCTTCGCCCGCAGCGCCGCCTGTCAAGAAGGGCATGCCGGAGTCTGACGAGTCGTCCGACGAAGAGTCATCCGACGACGAGGAGTCTTCGCCTGCGCCGACCGTCAACAAGAGCAAGAAGCGCGTTCGCAAGTCGCTCGTCGATCGCGTCGAGGACGACACGGATTTGCGCAAGGGCTTCGCCGCCAATGCGTTCCTGAAGTCGATGACGGAACGCCTGTCGGACACCGTCGAAGACTATCGCGACGAGCTGCGCAAGTCGTACGGCGAGCTGTCCGAGCAGGTCGATGGTCTGGGCGAGAACTTCGCGGGCATGCACGAGAACATCAGCGCTCTGGCGGCCGACAACGCGCGACTGAAGAAGGGCATGGATGTGCTTGCGGAGGGCCTGACTGAGGCGCTGTCGCTGCTCGAACGCATTGCCAAGGCGCCTACGAGCAGCGGTCCACGCAGCGTTCTGCGCAAAGGGGATGTCGTGGAGCCGTCGCGGCTCAATGACGGCGGTGATGATTCGCTGAACCCCGCGCAGCACAGCAATCTCGTCAAGTCGTACCTGCTAGAGAAGATCGAGAAGGGCGAAGTGGCCAGCACGGTCATGGCTGCCTGGGAGCAGATGGGCAACGTCGAGTATTTGCCCTCGAATGTCATGAACAAGATGCTGGCCGATTTCCAGGCCGGCTGGAAGCCCAAGGCGTAAGCCGCCGCTGAGGCAGCTATCTCGGCTGCCTCTCAACGCAAACCAGGAACAAGGAACAGAGAGTATGTACGATAACGGAAACCTGTCAGAACTTGCCGGCGGCGGCGCGTCCTTTGGCGTCGGTCTGCCAGAGAACTACTTCGGCGCCGGTTTCGGTGGTGCGACCGAGAGCGAGATCCGCAAGGCGCTCACGATCGGCACGCAGCATCCGGCCGTCAGTGGCGGCATGACGCTCACGAGTCAGTCCCTGGAAGGGACCATGCGCGTCACGACGCTCAACATGAGCCACATCAAGTTCTACAAGAAGCTGTCGCGGCTCGGCGCCGACAACACGGTGCTGGAGTACAACCTGCAAGACAGCTACGGCCAGACCCGCGCCGGAGCCTTCACCAAGGAAGGCGAGCTGCCGCAGCAGCAGGATGCCGCGTATCGCCGCGCGCTCGCGCAAGTCAAGTACCTGGGCACGCAGCGTGGCGTCAGCCATCCGATGACGGTCGTGAAGTCGGCCTTCGGCAACGTCATCGCGCTGGAAACGACCAACGGCGTCATCTATCTGATGTACCAGCTGGAAAAGGCCCTGTTCAAAGGCGACAGCACGATCGTGCCCGAGTCCTTCGACGGCATCTTCCAGCAGATCGTGCAGCATCCTGTTGCGCGTCGCCGGAACATCATCGACCTGCGCAACGGCGTCGTCACGCAAGACATCATCGAGCAGGCGTCGAACATCATCGTCTCTGCACTGGGCGAGCCGACGGATCTCGTGTTCTCGCCGAAAGCGCATTCGGACTACAGCCGCCAGTTCTACCCGATCCAGCGTGCGGGCCTGCCGATCGCGACTTCGCAGGGTACCGTCGGCTTCGTGGTGCAAGAGACGCTGACCACGGGCGGTATGATCAAGCTGGAGAACAACCTGTTCCTGCGGCCTGGCGAAATCGGTTCACTGAGCGAAGGCGACACCGACAAGGCGCCGCCGAGCGTAGCCAGTTCGCCGAAGGCCCCGCTGCCTCCGACGATCGCGCTGGCCGCCGCCGTGGGCATCGGCAGCAAGTTCAGTGCTGCCGATGTCGGCACCTATCGCATCCGTGTGTCGGCCAAGAACCGCTTCGGCGAAAGCGCCGCGTCGTCGTCGTCGTCGGTCCTTGTGGCTGCTGCCGGTGACGGCATCCAGATCACCATCACGGATGGCGGTGGTCTCGGAGATCAGACGACGACGGGCTTCATCATCTATCGCAGCGCCGATCCGAATGCCATCGCCGGTACCGAAGAGGTCATGGTCGAAGTGCCGCGTACGCCTGGCGCGACCACGATCACGATCGACGCCAACGATGACATCCCTGGCACGAGCAAGGCGCTGATGTACAACGCCTCGCTGCAGGTGATGTCGTGGCGTCAGCTGCTGCCGATGATGAAGGTCGCGCTGGCCACCACGGCGCCTTCGGTGCAGTGGATGCAGCTGCTGTACGGTACGCCCATCGTGTACCAGCCCACCAAGGTCGTGCTGCTACGCAACATCCGTGATCGTCAAGCGCTGCTGTCGTAGTACCGCCTCAGCGTTCTGCTGATTCCTTCCTACAAATCACGTAAGTATCGCGCTGCTGTGTAGTACGCTTTTGCGAGCGCACTATCAACAGCGCGAAAGGATTACTCATGAACCCGCAACAGGTCGTCACCGGACAGGACATCGTGCAGGTGCAGCTCAATGCGCGAGCTGACGCCACAGGCAAGCCTCACTTGGCGAATACGTCGCTCAGCACGACGTGGGGCGTTTTGCAGTTCGACAAAGATGGTCGCTCGGTGGCCAAGCTGCCCACAACGGCGCTGCCCATGCTGGCGAAGTACAACATCGACTTCAGCCATACGGTCGATCCTGATCTGGCCGCAGAGCAGAACGTCAAGGCGCCCACGGGCCCTGTCGATCACAAGAAGCTGCTGTTCCTGCTGGAGCAGCGTCACGGTGAGCTTGCCAACGAGCACGATGATGCACTGCGCGCGATCGAGTCCCAGCGACGTCAGCTCGACGAGTATCGGCGCGAACACCAACCACTGCACGAGCGTCTGCAAGTGGCTGAGAGCCGCATCCGTGAGTTGACGGACGACTTGGAGCTGCAACGCGGTCGTGCTGAAAACGCCGAGAAGTTGCTCGGCGAAGCTGCAACGCTGCGTGATCAGGCCAAGCAACTTCTTGGTGAGCTGGAAGCTGTGAAGGCGTCATTGGCCGCTGCCAACGAGCAGCTTGAAGCCTTGCGCACTGCTGAGACGCCGCGCAGCCCTGAGACGCCGTCGACCAAGCGCAAAGACCGCTAAGCCTGGCTTCCGATAGGCCACGCTGCTATCGTGGCTCTCGTGCTTCCTCGACCCTTCTATGTAGACATCAGCGACTTCACCGCTGCCTACCTCAAGAAAAACTATCTCATCGGCTTCAAGTTCGTCGACGGAAATGGCGTCGAACTTGAAGACAGTGTGTACGAGCACTGGCTTTCAGTCGCTGTTGCGATGCTTGAAACCAAGCTGAGTATCGCGATCTGGCCTGTGGATGTCATAGACGAGAAGCACGAATACTACGTTGAGGACTACGTCAACTACGCGTTCGTGCCACTTGAGAAATGGCCCGTGCGCGATGTCACAGAAGTGTCGATTCACTACGCGCCAGATAAGAAGATCCTGGTCTATCCGCATGAGTGGTTGCGCATTCATAAGTCAGCCGGACAGCTGCAGCTAATACCCACGCTTTCGCAGTCAGCACCTTTGTCGATCGTTGGGTTTCAGAGTTCATGGGTGCCCTTCATCCTGAACATCTACAGCAACAAATTTCCACAATACTGGTACGTCAGTTACAGCGCAGGGTTTGACAACAAGATCCCGGCAGATGTTGCTGACGCAATCTTCAAACTCGCTGTCACGGATATGTACATCCTGATGGGCGTAACGGCTGTGCCGATTGGTGTTGCGTCTGAGTCTGTGTCTGTGGACGGTCTCAGTCAGAGCCGCAGCTACAATGAACCGTTCAAGGCTGTTCTCGACAGATATAACAAAAGCTTGTATGGCACGCCTGGTAATCCAAATGATCCAGGTATCATCGCTAACCTCGTCGCCAAGTACAAAGGCGTCATGATCGAATCGCTGTAGGAGAGAGCTTGCATGAATACGCAAGGTGAAAGCAGCACAGGTGTTTTGAACCTAGCCAGTACAGGTGAGTTGCAAGTGGTTGACGTACAGACCGTGACGCGCGGTGACGCCACATTCGCGCGCAACCTACAGCTGTACAACTTCGGTCCTGACCCGATAGAGGTAGCGTTCGGCAACGGTGAGCTGAGTGCATTCGTACCTGTCGCCATAAGCCAGCCTTTCGGCACGGACGGTCCTATCACAAAATTCGCGTTGCGCGCTGCTCCTGCATCTGTAGGTGCGCGGGTCTCCTATAGCTTGCGAAATGCAGGTGGTAAGTGACTGGTTGGGGATCTGGGGCAGGTCCTGCCGGTCCTGCCGGTCCTGCCGGTCCTGCTTACGAAACGGTGGCATCGGACACCGCCGCTAGTGCTGGCGACGTAGCGCGGCGGGTGCCAGGAGGTCACATCGAAAAAGCCACAGGCGGCGCTGCAGGCGATGGCGAAGGCTGCGTTGGTATGTATGGTGCAAACGTAATTGGAGGCGCAAGCGCCACGCTTTACCGTACCGGGTCGCGCTGCCCGGTCGCGGGGCTACCTGTTGGCGAACTCTGGCGCAGCAACACAGGCACAGCGGTGCAGTATTCGTCGATTGTGTTCGGGGAGTACACCAACCGGATCGGGTACTCCGATGGTGCTGGCGTCGATGTGAACATTGGACCCGAGGAGCAAAAGCCATGAAACGTCTATCAGCCTATCTGTGCTTTGCGCTGGCCGTGCTGCTTGCCGCACCGGCGCACGCGTACAAGCCGCAGTGCAAAGACGCCTCTGGGCGCCTGATTCAATGCACTGGCAACCTAGACAACACGCAGGCACCGACCTCGATCGCTGCCTCGACACTGACCGGTGCTGTCGGCGTGCCGAATGGCGGCACCGGCGCAACGTCGATGACGGCACACGGCGCAGTTGTCGTGGACGGTTCGGGCACAGCACTGCAGGCGACAAATGCGCCAACAACGGCCGGCCAGCATCTCATGTGGGACGGCGCGCAGTGGCTGCCCGGTATTCAGACAGGGACGGTCTACTACTTCCGCCGGGACGCTTCGGACATTGGCGGCGGCTATGAGCAGATCACGCAGACGCCGCAGACGGGCGCGGAAAAGACCGCATCGACGACGCTAAACAATGCGTCAGGAACGGTGGTGTTTGACCGATACGCCACCAATGTAGGCGAGCCGGGTCTAACGCAGTTGCTAGCGGGAACCTGGGAATTTGACATTTACGCCCAGGTATCATCCACGGCGGGCGGTAACTCAACTAACGTCGTGATCCAAGTCTACCAACGCACGACTGGCGGCACAGAGACGCTGTTGTTTAGCACAACAAGCCCTGCGCTAGACAGCACAAGCCCAAAGCTGTATTCGTGGCTGTACACGCAGGCCGCCGACATTGCGCTGGCTATCACAGATCGATTAGTAGTTAAGGTTGCGGCGACCAATAGCAGCGTAACAAATCGCACGGTTACGTTCTACTATGAGGGCACATCGCGTTACTCTCATTTCCATCCGCCGTTTTTATCGCTGATTGACGGTGGTTCGCTGGTGACGGTCGGCGGAACCCAGACAATCACAGGCGCTAAGACGTTTAGCGTCGCGCCGATCATGTCCGGCGCAAACATCACCGCAGCGACGGTGCCAGCGGCGAAGCTCAGCGGCGGCACGTTGGGTCGTCTGCTGTACGATGACGGCACCGGCGGCGCATGGCTTGGCGTTGGTACGTCGGGCTATCTGCTGCAGTCCGCGGCACCTGGCTTTGCGCCGGTGTGGTCCAACACCATCAGCGGAATCACAATCCCAGCTGATCTCAACACGATCACCAACCTGACCACCGCATCGCTCGCCCCGGCCTTCGTGCTGGGCGCTGCCAACGGCGGCACGGGGCAGTCGACTTACACCGCTGGGCAGACACTGTATGCGACCGGAGCCACCACGCTCGCAAAGCTCAGTATCGGCGCGGCCAACACGGTCTACACCAGCACGGGCAGTGCGCCAAGCTGGGCGGCCCTGCCCACGGCGTCGAGTGGGTCCGCTGTGCTTGGTGCGGCCTTTCCGCTGACGACGACGGATGTTTATCAAGACACTGGCTTAAACGCGTCACTGCCAAGCGCTGGCACGTATCAGATAACGGCACAGGTCAAAGCTACGCTGCTGGCAACAACCGGAGCCCCTTATGCGGTGTGTCGTCTCTACAACGTCACAGCGGGAGCCGCCGTGACAAACACAGAATTGTTTGTCGCATTTGCTCCTGCCGCCGGCACATATGGGATTAACACCGCAACTGGGATTTATGTTGTTACCATCGGATCGGCTGCGACGGTGCGGCTAGACTGCGCGCGAAGACAAGCCACCGTCTGGTCACAGGCTGAGATTAGCAGCGACCCAGACGGCAAAACTCTGATCACTTGGGTCAAGTGGGCGTCATGATGCGCGCGCTTGTGTTTGCGGCCTTTTGCCTGGCTTGCGGTCCAATGCCCGGCGTGTCGCGTCCGGCATCAAAGCAGGCCGAGCGTACGCCTGCTGCTTGGCCCGATCCGGTGCCGTACTGCCAGCGACCTGCGCCGATGCCGTCTTGTGCCAACGGCTGCCCAGAAGCAAGCGACTGCATCGAAGGTCAGTGTGTGCCCGTTTGGGAGGCAGATGGTGAGCATCGTTGCATTCCGGCAGATCGGCCCGTCGTTCTATGCCAAGGCAACACCGCACACCATGGTGTCTTTGTCGACGGTCGACAGGTCCGCTACTTATCAGTGTTGATACCGGCTGCGGTGTCGGTTCTTGGTCGTGCGGCGTGGCGTGTCTACGACGCAAGCCCGGATTTGCGTCCGCGTGCCTGGCTGGATAGCGTTAGTCAGAGCTATTGGTTCTCGTTGGTGCTTGATTGCGACAAGAACATTCCCCGCTACGAGCGTGCCGATTTGCTGTCCTCACCCGAAGCCGCAAACTGGTCTATCTATCTACTAGTTTTTGACGGTGGCGGCGGTCCTCGTGAGGTGATTCCGTGATCAAGATACCCTCGCCTCTGGCGGTTGGTTGCGTGTCGTTTTAGTTCGGGTACATCAACGCTAGGAAGTGATTGAATGCCTATCGTCGTCGGTATGGGACCTTTGTTGGGTGGTCCTAAATACACAGGCACACCGTCACCCAAAGGCACGTGGGCGAAAGTGTGGGACGATTTCGACGTTCCATTTGCACGTGACGGTTTTGCACGACTTATCAGTGCGCACGGAACAGACGTACTGTGGGAGAAGTCTGTTCCATGTCCAAAGCTGTCACCTGTCGATAAACGCCATCATCACGACTTCGCGTGTCGTGTCTGCGACGGTTTTGGTCGCATTTACATCGATCCCCAAGCGGCCCCGATGCTGATACAGGCGATTGATTTGCACCAACAGTACAGCGCGCAGTCTCGCGTGGATTCAGGTACAGCACGCGTCACAGCGATGCCTGAATTTCGGCTTAGTGAAGGTGATCGACTGACACTTGTGACAGCTATCGACCGTTTTGAAGAAAAGGTTCTGCGCTCACGCACGTCTGACACCGACGATGCGAAGTACCCGATCGTTGCGACGATCGTGTACGACAGTTCGCCTGGTGCATTCAACGTGTCTTGGGTAGACCGTACCGGTGTGCTCAAGACGTACGTGCAAGGCGTAGATTTCCAGATCACAGTGTCTGGACGAATCAGATGGCTGAATCTGGCAGGACAACCTGATGCAGATTCGTTCTACAGCGTGGCCTACCACTACCATCCGCGCTACATCGTCATTCCAGACTTGCTGCATCAAGTTCGGATGCAGCCAGTGAAAGGCCGCGCCTGGGAATTTCCAGTACAGGTCATGGCTAAGTACGAATATCTCATGCGAGACGAGAGCCGCGATGCGCCTGTCAGTCCGGTGCCAGATCCCGTCATCCGTAAGTGACGCCGTGTTTGTGAAAGTGCAGCGCGATATCACAGCGCTTCTGCCTGGCATACGCGCTTCTATGGCGGCGGCTCTTATGGAGGCTGTGAAGCTCGAAGCGAGAAGTCAGCTTCACAGCACGTACGATGCGTACGTAGCTGGTTTACCTGTGCAAACTACAGACGATGGCGAGCATGTCACCGTTCGTTTGCAGGGCGCTCTGCCTGAGATGCTAGAGCGCGGCTTTGCGGCATTCGACATGAAGCCGGGCCTGCTTAAAGGCGCCAAGACGTCGAAGACAGGCAAGGCGTATCGCAACGTACAGCTAGGCAAAACAGGTCAATTCCGGCGGGTGTCAGAGAAAAGCGCAGCCGCGTCGTGGCGACATCCGGGCTATCCTGGTCTTCACCTGTTTGAAGTTGTGCCGCCACGCATCGAAGAACATCTACGCAAGGTGGTGGCACGTGATCTCGCCGCGAAAGGTTACGTGATCAAGTGAGAACGCTAGACGGAGAAGATCCAGCCCGAAACTATGCGGAGCCTGCTACAGAGGCGCTTGGTTCGCGTTGCCATGACGTGTTGCTACGTGACCTGCTGGAGTGGGCACTCGCCAACGTGGCGCGCAATGTGCGTACGCCTGAAGACGTGCTACCTGAGCTGTTCAAGACGCACCCAGAGCACGTCATCTCGCAGATGCAGGACTACATGCAGCAGCATCGGAACATTCCGATCAACCTGCACTGGCCCCGCGAAGACGCCAGCTTGCCGTTTGTCGCCGTGGTGCTCAGCACGAACAGCAACGACGAAGTGCAGTCACTAGGCAACGAGGTCGGCACGAATCGACGTGACATGCAGTCGATTTACCAAGTCGGCGAAGACGTTCGTATCGACTTGTATGTCACGACGCTGGACCCCAACTTCACGATCCTGCTGGCTGAGCTGATCAAGCGCATCATGTGGGTCAACTCTGTGGCACTTGAGGGCTATCACGCCATGCGTGGCATGACTCTCAGCATGCAGGATGTGCGTCACTCGATTGAGTACCTACCCAAGTTCTGTTATACGAGGGTCGTAATGGTTAAATTTGGCACCGACTTCCAGTGGTCCCACGATGAGCGGGTCTTGCGAGCCGTGTGCGTGGACTTCTTGTCGCGCGGCGTCTACGTCAAGCGAGACGGAACGGTGGCACCATGAAAGAGTACAAAGGCCAGACGCATTTTCCTGTACGAGCACATGCCGCAGTGTTGGCGATCAACGAACGGCGCGCTCGCTACGAACAGGAAGACGGCGCCATACCGCTCACCACGTATCTGGTGAGCGTCGGCGTGAAAACGCAGACCGAAATTGACATGCGAATCGCTCATGCCAAGGGCGTGCAGCGTGCGACGCCCAAAGCATGGGCTGACATCTTCTCCGACTTCTAACGGCGAGACGCCTAGAGAGGCTACGACATGAGCAGGCAGGTCATCTTCCACGGCGCAGTTCTGACGCGGCCAGGCGCGGCCACGTTCGTTGACGCCTCGGCTTTTGCCGATTTCTTTCTGGCGGGCCTAGGCATCGTCGCAATCATCGGTCTGGCCGATGGTGGTGAGCCGGGCGTCGTCAAAACGTTCCGCACGCCAAAGGCTGTGCAGGACTACTACCGCCAGGGCGACATCCCTGAGTGTGCGGCGATCGTCTCGGACCCGAGCAACGACAACCGTATTCAGCAAGGGGCGTCACTGCTCGTCTGCGTCAAGACGAACAACAGCACCAAGTCGACGCTGACGAAGGGCCCGTTTACCTTCTCGTCGCTCGACTGGGGAGCGCATACGAACAACATCCAGCTCGCGTTTTCGAATCCGAGTGGCGGTGATGATCGCGTGCTGAGCATCAACTCGCTCGATCCGCTTGGCGGCACCATTCAGGAGGTGAGTCCTCCGCTGGGCCTCACCGGCAAGATGACGCTTCAGTATCTGGGCCTGGCCGGCGACGCACTGCTCTCGATTACGGCGACGCAGCTCACGCTGACTACAGTGGCATCGAGCGGCAAGCTGTATACGGGTGATGCTCCTTTCAACCTGGCGCCGAATGACACGGTCATCGTCTCGATCGACGGCGGCGTGGATCAGACGTTTACGTTTCTGGCCACCGCGGGTACGACCGACAGCGCGGTTCAGCCGTACACGCTCGCCAACGGCGAAACGCTGCTGGTGTCTGTGAACGGTGATTCGCCGCAGACGTTCACGTTCAACGCGACGGCTGGCTACTACCAAGGCTCGGCAGGCACGTTCGCTGCACTCAATGGCACGACGTTGGCTGTGAAAGTCAACGGCGGTGCGGCTCAGACCACGACGTTCACGGCTGGTGCTGTGGACGCCGTGACGGCTGCCGCGGAGATTCTGGCCGCGACCACAGGCGTGGCTGTCGGTGTGTTCAACGGACAGATTCGCGTTACGTCGCTGCGCGAAGGCACCAGCTCCAGCATCGAAATCACAGCGACAAACGTGGCGGCTGGCTTCCCTGCGCTAGGCTTGGGCGTGGCCGGCACAGGCGATTTCTCGGACATCGCGAATGCGACGGCTGCCGAAGTGCAGACGAAGATCGCAGCGACGCTCGTGAACGCCACGGCAAGCGTCGCTGCCTTGAAGGTACGGCTGACGTCGTTGCGTCAGGGACTGTCATCCACGGTGCAAGTGACGGGCGGTACCGCGCGCATTCCGCTCGGCTTCGACAACGCCGTGCACGCGGGCACCGGTAACGTGCAGAACATCGACGCCGTGACGGCCAACGAGGTGAAGACTATCGTGGCGCCGGCTGGCGGCGTCAGCACTGTCGTGCCCAGCGCCACGGTATCCGGCGCATTTCGCGTGGAGCTGCGATCGGCTACGGCCGGTGCCAGTTCGTCGATCAAGATTCAGCCGTTGTCGACCGCTGACACCGCGTTGAGTCTCGACAACGTCACGCACAGTGGCCTTGACGCCGTGCCTGGCGACAACATCACGGTGCTGTTCTCGGCCGTGCCTGACATGGCGAGTCTCGCGCACGTCATCAACGTCACGGGCAAGTACATGCTGACGCCGCTCGTGGGCAGCCCTGGGCTTTGGGACAACACATACTTCGATGCCATCACGAACGTCTCGACGATCGGCGGCGTTGAAGTTTTTGCGCGTAACTGGGATGTGCTCGACTGGGTCTCGCAGACCAGCCAGCTCGTGTCTGTGGACTTGACGAAAGGTCAGACGGGACCGGCTGCCACGTGGGCTCTGACCGCAATGGCTGGCGGTACGCGCGGCATCGCAACGAACGCCAGTTACATGGCTGCGCTCGCCAAGCTCACGACGATCACCAAGAATCAAGTCGTCGTGATGGCCCCGACCGATGGCATTCCGCCTGACACGTACACGCGCGAAGCTGTGCTGGCCGGCTCTGTGTCGCACGTACGGCAACAGAGCGGTGTCGCTGGCAAGAACGAGTGCCAGCTGTGGTTCGGCTTTGCAGGCAGCAAGTCGGACCTCATCTCGACGGCCAACCTCTACAGCAGCGAGCACCTGTGCCTCTTGGGTCAAGAGGTGCGGCGTCAGCGCGTGCTCGATGGCAACGTCGTGTGGCACGCAGCCTGGTCCAGCGCTGCGATCTGTGCAGGCATGCGCGCTGGCGCTCCACCAGCTACGCCGCTCACGTGGAAGTATGTGAACGCACTCGGTGTGCGGCCCGTCGACAGTTCGTGGAGCGACGAGAACAGCTCGGACATCTCGGACTTCAACCTGAACGGTGTGATGTGCCTGACGCCCGTGCAGGCCGGCATTCGCATCGAGAAGGGCATCACGACCTACACACGCACGAACAACGCAGCCTTTGAGTCTGAGGTCATCGTGCAAGGCTGGAAGCGCATGGCGCGCGGCCTGCGCACGACGCTCGAAGACACGTTCATCGGTGAGAGCGCCAGCGCGCGGCGCATCTCGGCTGTGCCGAGCACCGTGACTGCCGTGATGCAGCAGTACAAGGAAGAGGGCGAGATCACGGACAGCGTCGAAAACGGCGTGCAGGTCAACGCCTTCCACGACATCAACGTGCGTGGCTCTGGCGACATCGTGGAAGTTGACGTCACGATTCACCAGCCTGATGGCATCAACTTCATCCTGGGCACGATCTTCACGCGACCGGCATCGTTCGCGGCCACGGCGTAATCAACCCGCTCTGAGAGGAACAGCATCATGGCGAACAGAAGCACACAAGTTATCTCAGGCGCGCGTCTTGGCTTTCTCTTCAACGGCAAGATCGTCGCCTACGCCAACGAAGTCAGCGGCGGTGAAGAGATCCGGCATGACGAAATCGACGTGCTCGATGACATCGTCGTCAAAGAGCACGTGCCTGTGGCATATCGCGTCAGCTTGAGCGCCGTCATTTGGCGCACGGTGGCTGACGGACCTGCAACGACGGAGGCGCCTGGCTCTCTGAAGGAGATGAACCTCTTTCCGAAAGTCGAGAACATTCTCCGCACGGTCGGTTTGCCAGCCATCCTGGTCGACAGCATCACAGGCAAGACGATTGCGATGTTCGAGAACGTCAAGGCCAGCGGCAATCGCTGGAGCGTGCCCGCCAAGGGCACCGTTCGGCAGAACGTCGAGTTCGTCGCACGTCGTCAGCGCGACGAGTCCGAAGTGAAGCCGGTACGCACACCGTAGCGTCAGGTGGTACCATCTGGTCACGAGGAGACAGACCAGATGGACCCCAAAGACCAGCAGCCTGCCCAGCCTTCCGAGAATCCTCCCAGTATCCTTGACCTGAAGCTTGACGATCCCCGTCTACCGAAGACGGCGGAGCTGCCGTTCAAGCAAGCCTTCGTCGTCAACGTCGACATCGAAGAACCGGACACGACGCCTCCATACGAGCCGGTGGTGCGTAATTACAACGGCGTTTTCATCGTCAAGCGCATGACGATCGAGGAGCTGGCGCAGGTCGAGGTCCGGCGTACGGCCCTGACAGGCGGCATGATGCTGTCGCAGTCGATCGACATGGTGGCCGAACAGATCACGTACCTGGAAGGCTGCTTGGTGGTCTGGCCCGCCTGGTGGCGTCCGCGCACGATGCACTCAGCTAAGCTCATCAACATCGTGTGGCAGAAGGTGCGTGCTTTGCACGCCAACTTTCGAGTCCGAGTGCTGGGGGAGTGACAACCACGGCACACGTCTGCGTGAGGCTGCGTACGCGCGAAACAAGCTGAACCCGTTGGCACGCTGGTGGTGCGATAAGTACCGGCTGCCACCTAACGATCCACGTCTGACGAGCCTCACGCCAGAGGAACTGGCTATCCAGTTCTACCAGGACTTGGTAGAGCAGGACGTGAGCAACGTGCTACCGCCAGACACAGATCACGGCAAGGTGCGCGTACGCAGCGCCGATCCGATCGCAGATAAGTGGGACAAGCAGCTTGTCGAAACGGGCGAAATCGACATCACGCAGGATCTAGACGAAGAAGACGCCGCCGCTTTCGAAGCTTTTGCAGCACGTATGGCAGCCAAGCAAGCGCCTATGCAGATGCCCGCTCTGCCTGCTGACATGAACGACGACACGCCGATGTGAGGACCATGGAACCGATCGAGCTACAGCTTGGTTTCGACCTAGAGAAGCTACGCGCTGACTCCAAGACGGCCGGCAAAGTGATCCAAGATGGCGTGGCCGGTGAAGCCGCAGCCTCTTCGAGCACGGCCAAGAGCACAGACCCGCTGCTGCGCATGTCTGCGAGTGCAGAGGCGTTGCGGCGTGAGCTGCTGGGTGTAGGCAAGCTTCTCGACGACAACGAAAAGCGCTACGGCAACACGCTCAAGCTGCTTGAACGGCAACGCGACGCTGCAAAAGAGCTGTTCGCCGCCACCAAGGGCGAATCCGGTGGTGTCGGCGGTGGTGGATCGGGCGGCACTGGTAGCGGTTCGGGCGGTGGAAAGCGCGAGAGCAGCATGCTGAGTCACGCACGAGGCATGCAACTCGTGCATGCCCTGCAGCAGGTCGAACAGATGGCGATGCACGGCTTCTCAGAGTCAAGCATCTTGCGTGGCGTGGGCAGCATGCTGTCTACGCTCGGACCTGCCGGAATGATCGGCGGCATGATCTTCAACACGGCTGCGGCGGGTCGTGAGCTGGAAGTCGGTGAAGGCCGAACGCGGCTTGAGATGTACAGGCGCGGCGGCAATGCAGCGCGTCAGACCTACCATGACCTGACGTCGGGTGCGATGGCTGGCTCAGAATTCACAGGCTGGCAGAAAGGTTCGCCGCAAGACCTGGGCCTGACGAATCCTGAGATGGCGCGCATTGTTCAAGGTCTCATGCGTGCACAGGGCAACCTGAGCAACACGTGGGACGTCACCAAGCTCCAAGCGGGGTATGGCGCTGGCGATGAAGCCACGAAGTTTCTAGGCGCGCTGTCGAGCCAAGGCCAGCAGGGCAGCCGACGAGAAATCGCGCAGGTCATCGGCCTCTACTTAGCGCAAGGGCTAGATCGCGGCCACTTCGGACAGAGCTTCGATTTCATGACACGCGCCGTGGCGAGCGCCGTCACGGGCGTCGTCAACGTGAGCGAGCTTGCACGCACCGCGCAGTTCATCGGTGCAGCAGGCGACCGTTTTAAAGGTGACACGGCATCCGGCCATACGATGCTATCGGCCTTGGAAGGTATGGCTGGTGGTCGCACGGGCGCAGCCAGCAGGTATTTTGCGCTGCGTGCAGCGGGCCTGGGCTCTGGCGCGAATTACTGGCAAGCCAGTCTGGCTGTGTCGCGCGGTCTGAACATGGCCGGTGGCGTGACGACTCGACAGACGATCGGTGCGTACCTGCAAGAAGCACCGGACATCGAGTCAGCATGGCGTGCAGGAAACCGCGCCTACGCTGCGAACCGTTTGGCAATGCTCAGTGGTCAGACGCCAGCGATGGCTGAAGACATGCTGCAAGCGTACTTCGCTGGCGGCGGCTCTGAAGATGTGACTGCTGGCCGTGAGAGCAAGATCAACGCCGCCATCGATCAAGCGCGCGTACCGGAAGCTGATCGGACGCACGCAGACGATGAGAATCGCAAGCAGTGGCTTCTCAACAGAGAGGCGTATTACAGAGACCGCTCGCGCGGTGCACGGCAGAGCCGTGGCAGCGACTATCTAGAAGGCGAGCACGATATCAAGTCGACGGAACAGTTCGAGTCGTTGTACGGACGCTCCAACTATGGTCAGCCCCGTTCCAACGTGATTGAAAACGGCGAGTACAAGCCGGGCCAGCGCACGCACGATGCACAGGATATGTACTTTCCGCCTGGCTCGCCCGTGTACCTGGCCGTGGCTGGCGTTGTCACAGGCATCGGCCAAGCGATGAAAGACAGCCGCTACGGCTGGTACGTCGAAGTGACAGACGAGCAGGGCCGTGTCTACAGGTACGTGCATCTGGCGGAGAAGCCACCTTGCGCTGTGGGCGACAGCCTGGCCGCAGGTACGCCGCTTGGCCGCACGATGCCAAATGCCTTTCCAGGCGGTGACAAGAGCCACCTGCATATGAGCGTGCGCGACCGTGCCGGTCGTGCTTTGAGCCCATACAGCGCGATCGGCATCAAGGGCCTGAACACGCTCGTGAACGGCTTGAAGTACAAAGCTGGTGATGGCGAGTCTACAGCGCCTGTGGGTAACACAGAGAACGGTGTCTCTGTAGACGACATGCCTGGCGGCGTGCCGTCAGAAGACTACACAGGAGGACCAGTTAGCGCGCTCGGTCGTGGTCGCAGCAACGTGACGTTCGATGTGCATGTACACGATCATCGTGTCAGCGTGACACAGCGTGCCTCTCGCGAAAGCAGTGGCAACGGTGTGGCGCTTGCACGACAGGGGCTTGGCTGATGTCCGTCACGCGCTCTCGCGAAACGTGTCATGTCTACTGGATCTCGCGATCCGACTCCCGGCTATCGTCAGACGCGCTGCTCACGGCTGTCGGCGATTTGCGCTACCTCGTCACGCGCACAGGCGGCAGCGCCAGCGGCTTTTTGACGGACGAAGCTGGCGTAAGCGATGTCGTGTCGTCGAGCTGGACAAAGGACACGCGCACGCCAGCTGGCGTGTGGTCCATGAGTTTGGTTCCGAATAAGGACTACGCGAACCTCATTCGTGCTGGCGATCTACTCATTCCGATCTGCGGATACCGATACGCTGACGACGCGAAGCGCACGCTCATCACAGTGCTTGTCGTCGACAGCGTGCATGAAGACAGCACGCTTACAGGCACAGGTGCGATTGAGCCTATCGTGCAAGTGACAGCGCGCGATCTTGGCAAGGTTCCGCAAGAGACGTCGCTGGTGCTTGATCCTGCGTTTGCCGCCAGTGCTGTGACGGCCGACAACTTCTTCAACGCACAGCTGTTCGGTCGGCTCAAAGGCATCTACGGCGGAAGTCCTGTGCAGATCGTGATGACAATCTTCGACATCCTGTACAACTCCGCCGTGACGGGTAGTGGCCTTGTTCAAGAGCAGTGGCGCCTGTCGAGCAGTGCGAAAGCGGGCGTGTCGCTCATGAATCTGCTCGACCTCAAGAGTCATGTGCAGGCACCGATGTTCGGCTACTGGGTTCCAAACACGCTGGGCCTGGCTGAGGCCGGCAATGCCTGGCAGCTCATGAAGTCAATGAGCAATCCGATCGTCAACGAGTTCTTTGTCGACGTACGTGACTTGGTGAAGGGCTACGACAATCACTTGCGGCACACAGAAGACGTCGCCAGTGCTTATCTACCGGCTGGCGACGTTCGTGCACAGCGAACACAGCGTGACGCCGTCGCGAATAACTTCAATCCGCCACGATCGTCTTCCAAGGAGTTGGCCGAGTTGGCACGGCTCAGCCAGCATCGCGTGTCCCTGTCGCTCGTGTTTCGGCAGATGCCCTACGACACGGCGACGTTTGAAGCGCTACCTGAGCACGTCGTAACAGAGGCTGAGCTGTTGTCAGCTGCGAGTATGTCGCGTAGCGACAGCGAAGTTTACAACCTGTTCCGCGTGCGCACGCCATCGCTTCCGCAGATCGAGCAGGAACTCGTCTTCGGTCTGAAAGTGAACGAAGAGTCGATCCGGCGTTTCGGTATCAGGCGCTATGAGGGCGAGACGCTGTACCCGCTTGCAGATGAGGGCCTTTCCAACGCATACAAAGACGGCAAGCTGTCTACGCCTCCTGGCATCTCGCAGGTGGCCTTTGACTACTACGTGGGCCTCGTTTCGACGTGGTTCGCGTACAACCAAGAGCTGTACGCGATGCCGCTGCACATCCGATACCGACCTGATATCCGTGTCGGCAACACGTTGCGCTTCGTGCGCACCGTACGTATCAAGGGCAAGCCCGCTTTTGAGCAGACGCTGAAGTTCTACATCGAAGGCGTGAAGCATAACTTCCAAGCGCAGCCCGGTGGCTCTAGCACGACACTCACGCTCGTGCGTGGCGTCGTGCAAGATAGGAAACGGCCAGAGGCCAACCTGTACTTCACAGGCAAAGGGCCTTCGCTGAAACGAGATCCGTACAAGACGATCCGAAACGTGGTGGGCGCATGACAAGAGACTACGACGGAAGGCCCAGACAGGCCGGCGCTGATTCGCACACGCTGCACGGCCGTTACAACAACTATTCCGTGGTCGGCATGCGCGAAGGCGTCGTCATTCGTGTGCTGTACGTTGACGATCAGGACAACCGCAACAAGGCTGCGGTCGAGTACGTCGTACGTGACATCGGCACACAGAAAGAATTTCGCTGCGTACAGCTTCTACCTACGTCTGGGCAGGATGACGGCGACGACACGGTCCTGCGTGCAGCTGGCGCTACGAACACGAAAGGCCAGCTCACGAGCTACACCGCAGCGAAGGATACTGACGGCGACCATGTTCACTTCATGTGCGTGGAAGGCAGCATCGACGTCGGTGTGATTCTAGGCGTGAAACGACATCGGCAAGCACGCTACGGCGCAAAGCGCGCTGACGGCCGGCGCCGTCTCGTCAGGAATGCTGGTACGAATGTCGAGCTACACGCTGACGGCGGTTTTACGATCACGCGCGACAAAGACACGACACGCCTGAACATCGACAAAAACGGCAACATCGCGCTAGAGCACAAGAAGGGCGCGAAGCTCATCATCGACGCAGACGGTCAAGTCACACTCGACGCTGCCGCTGGTCAGAAAGTCATACTGCAAGACGGCACGCTCGGTGTAGCGCGACTCACCGACACGGTGGACGAGAGCGGCGCCTTGGTGGCGTGGGACAAAGCGCTCATCGCGTTTTACACGCAGGTGATCAAAAACGAAGGCATCCTTGCGTCGGCCTTCTCGACGCTCGGCATCACGCCGTCAACGCCGCCTGGACCCATACCACAGACTGTCGGTGTGATAAGTTCCGCCAGCAAGAAAATCACGGGTGGTTAGGCTTACCGATGGCGACGAGCACACAGCAACATCCCAGCGAGGACAACTGGCAACGCTCAGACCTCAAGTATGGCTTCTTCCTAGAGATCAAGCCGAACGAGAATCTGCGTGACGTGCAGGCAGACTCTCGCTACATCGAGCTGTTTCTCAGCCCCGATCGGCATGTGGTATCAGAGCCTGCTGCGACGGCAATCAAGCCCACGCAGGCAGGTTCTTTCGTGTCGAGCAACGGCTGGTTCGTGATCAAGCATGATCTGAGCGGGCAGACAGGCATGCAGCCAGGTAACGGCGTGTCCGGCCAGGCCGCGTTTTGGCAGTTCGCCAACTTGTATCGGCTTTGGAAAGACCGCACTCGCGCGAACCAGTATGCCGTGATGCACTGGTTCGCCATCAAAGAGGACGAGTTCTGGGTCATCGAGATCGAGACTTTCCGTCTCACGAGAACCAGCAAATCGCCCATCCAGTATCGCTACGATTTGTCGTTCACAGCTGTAGAGCCGTCGGTTCGCTTTGCGCAACGCACAGCCGCGGCTGTCGACGTCACACCGACAGTCATCGTGAAAGACACGCGCTCGACGTTAACTGAGCTGACCGACGTGCTTGATAGAGGCCGCACGGTGCTGCCGTTGGTGGCGGGGCAGCTCCGCAACGCTTACCAGCTGGCGCTCAACAGTGCAGGTGTCGTCGTGTCGACGCTGTCAGACCTGGAAGACTCGGCAAAGGCCATCACGACTGACCTCGTCATCAATCTGCTGCGACAGACCAGCTCGTTTTTCAGTGGCGTCTTCACAGTGTTGTCACGTGTCAAGAGCTTGCCCGAAGAGGTCGAGTTCGAGGTGAACCGCTGCGCTGTTGAAGCTTCCGTACTCACGGACGTGCTGCTCGCGTTTCACGAGCTGGAGTCATCGCAGTTTGGCTTATCAGGCATAGACGGCAGCGTGCGCACGAGCGGCGCCGGCTTAGATTCGTTCCGGCCTATCGACGCGAACCAGCAAGAGGATCTGGTCTTCCAGGTGCCAGCTGATAGCGTCGGTCGTGCTGTCGCCGAAGATTTCATCGCACAGGTGCCTGACATCGAACGGTACCTGGCCGCCAAGATGCTCAAGAGCGTCAAGGTGCGCGACGGTCAGGCAATCGAAGACGTGGCCTTGGAGCATCTTGGCAGCGTACATGCGGCGATCGTGCTCATCACGGTGAACGATCTGACGTATCCGTACATCGCACCGGATGCCGCCAACAAGCCGCCAGGTACCGTCGCGTGGGGCGAAGACCTGTACGTGCCTGTTTTGGTGGAGCCCGATCGCGTTGGCACTGATGGCCGCGCGACCGCGATCCTGCATGAGAACCGTGTCGGCACGTTGACTGCGTCTACAACACTGACGCTGACCGACGCCAACGCCAAATTTCCACCGGACCTGCTCGTCGGTTACACCGTGCAGATCGGCCCAACTCTACGCATCGTCGTGGCGAATACGGCTACGACGTTGACCGTGAATCGCGCGTACCCGTTTGCGCCACTTCCAGGCACGACATACACCGTGACGTATCGCGAGTTCACGTTGCAAAAGCAGGACTCACGCGAAGTGCTCACTTACGGCAAAGATGCACTCGTGCGTGAGGTGCACGTTGGTGCAGGAACCGAGGCGTATTTCGACACTGTGATCGGACCGAACAACGACCTGCAGCTCGTGTACGGCTACGCGAATTTCGATCAAGCGATGACAGTCATGCTCAACACGGAGCAAGGCAGCTACAAGCTACATCCGACGTATGGTCTGAACATGCCTGTGGGCCTGTCGATCAGTCAGAACAAGTCAGAGCTGTTCGTGTTCGATGCGAGACGATCGCTTTCTCGGAACACGAAAGTTGATTCTGTACCGCGCATCGACGTGCAGTCAGCCGGTGACGTCCTGAAAGCCGACTTCTATATCAAGCCGATCGCGGAAGGCCGCGCCCGGCTGTTTCGGAGAGCCAGCTAATGCCGCCAACAACCGCCTATCGGCCGAAGTCCTATCCAACGATTCTGAGTGACATGCTGCGCCGGCTGAAGAAAGCCCTTGGCGTCGCAACCTACTCAGAGGTAGGCGGTATCCTGCTCACGATGCTGGAAACCACCAGCTTCTCTGTGGCAGAGGTGCACATCCGAATCAAGACGCTGCTCGATCTGTTTAGCATCTGGCGCTGTCGTGGTCGCGACCTTGACGAACGTGCACGTGATTTCGGTTCGGATCAGCTCGATCAGATGAAGCGGCGCAAGGCGCGACAGGCAACAGCACCCTTGGTTGTCGCTGATGGTCAGCTTCCTGCCACGAGCTTGTTGGCTGCCGATGTGCTGGCCGGCGCCACGGTCTTTCAGGTGCAGCCCGGTGATGGCGCACTGTTTCCGTTAGGTGGCAGCGTCGTGCTAGAGCGCGGCACCGCTCGCGCGGAGACTGTCGTATTTGTGCGCGTCGGTGACGTGTTCAACGTCATACCCGTGCCAGGCGGGCCGACAGGGCTTCTGTATGCGCACAACGCTGCGACTCTTCTCAATTTCATCTCGACAAAAAGCTATATCGCGGCGCCCGTCGTGACTGGTGGCCTGACGATCCTCCTCGCGTCAGGCACTGGTACGGCGTGGCCCGCGTCCGGTGCCGTCGTCATTGACCGTGAATCGGTGCTGCGCGAGCTGCTGCCGTTCACACGTACCGGCGACATGCTGACACTTGGCTTGCCGCTGGCAAACAACCATGCGGCAGGAGCGTCGCTATACCTGTCGACTGCTGGCGTAGATCGCCAGGTGCCTGTCAACACAGGCGTGTTTGCGCGAGCCACCACGGTCAATGCACAGGTGAATTTCCGAACGAAAGCAGCTGGCACGCTGCTCGATGGCGACCTCACAACTGGTCTCATACAGGCGGAGTCGGAAGACGTCGGCGCTGATACGAATGTCGGTAGCAACACGCTGACAAGCTGGCTCGACAGACCGTTCCCCACAGCCGTCGTGTACAACCCAGTCGCGGCAACGCGCGGTCGCAATGAAGAGGAAGACGACGACTACAAGGATCGGCTCTGGTCGTTCATCTTGTCGCTCAGCCGCAGCACGCCGCTCGCTATCGAGACGCTGGTGCAGGGTCTAGAAGATCCTGAGACGGGCCTTGTCGTCGACTTTGCGCAAGTCGTAGAGCCCGTAGCGCCCGGTTTATCGATTCTGTACATCAATGACGGTACGCCGACGTTTACGCTCACTTTCGCCAAGCGTTCAGGCCGTGAGGTGCTGATCAACGATGCACTGACAGGTGACAAGTTCGCCAAGCTCAACGCGGCACCGCCGTTTGCAGTACAGGCGCAGCCAGCGGCTCAGCGTACGCCGCGGCTCTATCGCAGTGATTTCGGTGGTGTGACGACGTCAGTGGGCGTCAACTACGTCGAAGACACAAACTTGTCACTCGTCGTGAACAGCCAAATCGGCAAGTACGTCAAGACCGTCGATGGTCAGTTCTACGTCGTGACGTCCAACACGGCGATTCGTCTCAACGTGAATGCCGCAGGCGCGACACCTGCCCTGGGTCCTTACGCGGTTTTCGACTTCACGTTTGATCCGCTTGTGCCTGGCGTGCAGCTCACAGATCCAGGCATCGGCTACGTCTTTAACGAGTCGACAGGCGACATCGAGCTTGTGGGCCCGTTGACCGTGCATGATGGCCTTGTCGCAGTTGACGACAACGCGGTAGCAGTCGGCGCGTACACCTACAGCACAGGTCTAGGTGCGTACGTGCAGCGTATCGTTAATGGCGATCGTACCGACAAGCAGCTCTATCCAGGCATTCGCGCGTGTGGCACCAAAGTTCTGGTGGTCGCGGCCAGCATCATCTCGCCAGGCTTCACCGTGCAGGTGATTCCGCGGCCGAACTTCAGCGTGACGGAACTGGCGCCGCTGGTTGCGCAAGTCGTGCAGTCCTACGTGAATTCGACGCTTATCGGTGGCGAAGTCATCCTGGCACAGCTCATCGCGTTGATCATTGCGATACCTGGTGTGGCTGACGCCTACGTGCTAGCGCCGGCTGCCAACAGTCGTGCTGGTGCTGGTCAACTTCAGCGCATCGTGGGCGCCAACGTGCAGGTGAACTGACATGGCGCTTCCCGGCAACAAGACAACAGACATTCTGCGGAGCCTACCGCCGCGCCTGCTCAAGACGCCTGCGAGTACGAATGCCAAAATCCTGTCGGCCATCGGCGACACGGTCAACGACCTTGCCGGTGCGCTCGATCCTGCTGTCGAATACACGGCGTTTGAGCAGGCACGTCTGTCGATGCTGCTGCGTTACGCCGAAGGTTCGTACCTGGATCGTATCGGCGCTAACTACGGCATCGCACGGCATCCGCTGCTCGGCACGAACGACGATCTGTATCGGCAGCTCATAGGTCTGTTGGCGTGGCTGCCGAAGGCGACAAACTTCTGTGTGCAGACTTTGCTGGAGATCCTGCTTGGTACACAGGCGAGCCTCGTGCTTGCTGGCAAGCGGCCATGGCGAATCTATGAGTTCACGAACGTCATCGTGATCGAGGTTCCATACGAGCTGACGCGCCTGTCAAACGAGGTTGCGAGTTACCTGCACGGCATCTCAGGCATCGGCAGCAGTGACCCTACGTTGCCTCTCAATGCGTTCAACGTCTTTGACAGGAACTTGCCACAGGATGACTGGCAAGCGAGCGTAGCTGGTCTCACGCTGTCGCTGTTCGTAGCTGGCGTGTGGACGAATTATGTTGCGACGACTCTCACGTACGTGGCCGTGCCCAGCACGTCAGTTATCGGCACGACAACGCCTGTACCGGCTGGCTACGTCGGCGTTCCGTTCTATCTCATCACTAAAGGCTACCGCGGTGACTTTCTGTCGCCGTCACACACAGAGCGCTCCGATACCAGCACAACGCCACCGCACCAAGACCGTGTGTACTTGAGTGGCGATGGTGCACTCGAAGTTTTCAAGTTCTACATGCTGCGGATCGTGCGTGCTTCAGGCATCGTTGTCCGCTACGAGAGGATCTGACTATGGCTACCGGAGACACGACACCCCGCAAGAGAGCCCGCTTTGCTTCGAACCAGCGTCTAGATCAACCTGACGCGGAAGACCTCAGCCGTGGGCCTCGTGACGAAACGGGCCTCGTGGCCAAGAGCGTGACGTCGAAAGCCGTAGCGACCGCCGGGGCACCTGTCGGTTTCATTTTCGGAGGCGGTTCAGTGACGGCGAATCCGATCGCCATCAACGACGGCAAGGTGCGCTTGAACGCGGAGTTGTTCGTTGCGCTGGACGCCGATGGCAATTTGCTCGTGAAGCCGGACGCCACGACGATTGACGCCACCATTCCGCCAGGTGGTGCCGACTATCAGGTCTACGCTTACGAGGCTGAGGTTGATACGACCAGCGCCGTGCGGCAGTTCATCACGTCGGTTGCGCCCTACACGGAAGTGTCGCAGGTGACGGCGACGCGGCTGACCACGCAAGTCGGTCTGCACGTGCGTGTCGGTGGTCTCGGTTCGATCGTGTCAGAAGACGCTATCGGCAGCGCAAACCGCGCGCTGGTGTTTCTCGGCATCGCTTCGAACCTGCTGGGCACCGTGACATTTGATCCGTCAGCACAGGTCAATCGCCTAGGCTCTACTGTCGGTCCATTCACGCCGCCGGCAAACGGCTACTCAGCAGGCAGCATGAGAACGCTGACGGAGCAGCTGGCGGCTCTGCTGTACATGGCGAGCCGTGATCGCTGGAAGGGGGCACGTGCACAGAATCTGCCATATCTCACGCTGAACGCCTCCAACAACCACGGCGCCTACAGCGAACCGCCATACGGCCTCGACTATGCGGGTCGGGCTGTGCTCGCCTACATCACGATCGGTGACGGCGTCACGTGCTTCGGTGATTTTGACCTATCGGGCTACGCCAGCGGGGATCTGTGTTTGCAAGCTGCGATTAATGCACTGCCGATATTCGGCGGTACGATCCTGCTCAAGTGCAACACGCGCGTCACGTTTGCTGGCGACGTGACGGTGCCTCTCGGCAAAGACGTCGCGATTCTAGGCGATGACGGCAGCCGCGCGCAGCTTGTGACGAGCGCCTTCAAGATCAAGTTCGCGGCGACAGGCAGCCGTCTTGTGCTGCGCAACCTTCGCCTCGTCATTGAGAGCACGGCAATCGCACCACGGGACGGTACACTGCTCATCGACCGCTGCAATCTGAGCGCAGGCGCCGCTGTCTCGGTTGCCATGATCAAGCCTGACGCCGCGTCTGCGGCTCTGAGCGGTATTCGCATCGTGAACAGCTCTTTCGTTGGCCAGGCTGTCATGGATTCGTCGACGACGGTGGCGTTTTTGGATGGCGGCGGAAAGCCGGCTTTCAACATCATCGTGGACAACTGCACGTTTCGTCTCATCGAGCGCACGCAGTGCATGGTATCGCTCACCGATGTGCGGCAAGACGTGCGATTCACCAGTTGTAGCTTCTTCTTTGACGACGACATCATACCGGCTGCCACGGGTGCTGGTTTGGTGCTTAGTTCCACGGACAACACTTTCGCGACGTGGGGTCGCGAGGTGTCTGGCTGCAGTTTCAGTGGCACCAAGACCACGCTAGGTACGGCCGCACTGCGTGGAATTGCACTCGGTAAGCTGAGCAATCTTCTTGTCGCAGGTTGCAGCTTTCGCAAGACGTCGAACGCCATTGAAGTTGTGAATCCAAACGGTACGGGCCATGCACGTATCAGTGCTTGTTCGTTCTTGGACACAGGACTCGTTGTGTCCGGTGCGGCTCACGACTGGATTGGTTCTACGTTCGAGGGCTGTGAGTTCGCACACACAGATTTACAGTTCACGTGTGCGCTCGTACAGGATCTGCGGTTCACAGACTGCACGTTCGACAAGAGTTTCGCCGGAAGCATCATTGTCTGGTTCAACGTGACGACGGGCCTACGTGAGGTCAGTTTCAGCAAATGCAAGTTCTACCAGAACACAGACGAATCGCTGTCCGGCGCACTCAGGATTGCTACGCCAACAGGTGCCACAGGCGTTTTGCTTGGCGTCACCGTGAGTGACTGTGAATTCATCGGTGGTGGCTCTACAACGACGGACAACGCGATCTTTGGTCTGAGTCTCGAAACATACGCGATGGAAGGCGTGCGGCTGCGCAACAACCATTTCTACGACATACAGAACGTGGCCTATACAGGCGGTGCAAATGACGGCGCCGCTGGTGGCTTTCGTGTCGTGGAGATACGGGCCTTTCGCGTAAACGGGCTCATGATTGAAGGCAACGTTTTCAACAGAATCGGTTCCAACGAATCGTCGGCAGGTGGCGTGCTTGCGATGGGTCGTTGCCTTGCCTTCAAACCGCATATCAACGCCACGCTCACAGGCGCGTGGCAAGGCGTTAGTATCGTCGGCAACGTCTTCGGTGACGACGGCAGTATCGCGACACCATGGACCGTCGATCAGGCCAAGATCATCTGCGGTGATTGGCGGTTCGCGAACAACCAGTGTCGCTATCAATATCCCGCCGTGCTGAGTTACCCGTTCACGGCTGACATGCCAATCGACTTCGCGAATTCACTAGGCGTTACGAACGGCGCGATCGTCTTCTCGGACAACTACTTCCGGCCTGTGAACAACACAGGAGCGCCAGTCAATCGCGACATCATCCGAATCGCAGATGCGGCAGGTAACGGTGGCCGTCTAGAGAAGATGACGTTTTCGCATAACGAGTTCGACTTGTATCCGTTCGACCACGGATACACACTCGGTCGTGGCATCTTGAACAAAGACACCAACGTCATCTCGTCGATCTTCATCGGCAACAGTGCGACACCTGGCGACAAGATGCGCACCAACGGCATTGACACAGCCAACGTCACAGGTGAATCCGCACCGACACCGCCTGGTCCTGCGACGGCGTGGACTCTCAATGTCGGCCTCAAGAGCCATACATAAACGAAGCACGTAACAGCGACGAGACAGCGACGATAGTTTGACTCGCAGCGTCGAGAGCAGCTACGATCGTTGTCACGATGCAGCGTTCTGTCGTCATTACACTTGAGACCCCTCTCCGAGCGCGTATAGACGGTCTGCGTGACTCGGAGAGCAAGCATCTGTACCAAGAGCTTTCGTATCAGGCAGTCGAAACACGCCACGTACACAAGCCTGGCGCTCGCTCCAAGTGGGACGGCCGAAAGCCTTTCTTCTACAAGCGTACACAGCGCTTCGCAGCTCCTCTTCTCAAGCGCGTCAAGCGTCTTCTCAAAGAAGCCTCGATCGCCTTCACAATCGTCGATCGGCGCAAGCCTGCACCGCAGCCGAACATACAGCTGCTGAAGCCAGACATGCTAGTCGGCATGCGCATGGACGGCGCTTATGCCTACCAGCTGCGCGCCGTGAGGAAGGCTGCAGAGTGTGGCATGGGCGTGCTCCGCATGGCGACGAACAGCGGCAAGTCAGCCATCGCGTGCGCGATCGTGAAGCTGTATCTCGGAAGCTGTGAGCACATCCTGTTTCTGACGCACAAGCAGAACCTGGCGCTCGACATTCGCAAGAGCTTCGCCGAACAGCTTGGCACGATCGAAGAGAACATTGGCCTTGTCGGTATGGGCCGCTTCGACGTCAAGAAAGTCACGATCGCAATGGTGAACTCGCTGCTGCGCCGCAAAGGCAGCACGGCGCGTAACGCGAAGATCAAACAGCTGCTGCGAGAGACCGACATGGTGATCGTTGACGAAGCGCACCATCTCAAGAGCAAGCTGCACGCGAAGCCTGTGAATGCTTGCGTGAATGCCGCCGTGCGCTTCGGTTTGTCCGGCTCGTATACGCCAGGTGGTGAGGGCCTGTGCGTTGAGGCAGCCGTCGGGCCTGTCATTTTCAAGAAGACAAACGCCGCTCTCGTCAAGCTCGGTGTGTCGGCGAAACCTGTCGTCGAGATGGTCGAGGTCTCAGAGCCAGAGGAGCTGAACGGCAGCTGGCCTGAAGTCTATCGGCTCGGCATCGTCGACAACGTGTACCGCAACAACTTGATCATCGCGGACTTGGCACAGTGCGCTGCGGCGAAGCGGCCTGCTGTTGTACTCGTGCGTGAGAAGCGCCATGGTCGGAACCTCAGCGATCAGCTGCGCGCTCGCAAGATTCCGCACAAGTTTCTCTACAGCACTGGCTTTCCTGGTGGTCTGCCGGCAATCAAGGGCTTCATGCGGTCGTTCGAGCAAGGCTACCTGCCTGTGCTTGTCGCGACGACTGGCCTGCTCGATGAAGGCGCGAACCTGCCAGCCTGCCGTGACCTGCTCATCGCCGATGGCATGAAGTCGCTGCGCTCAGTGCTACAGCGCGTCGGCCGTGCGCTTCGCAAAAAGAAAGGCACCGACAACACGGTGCGAATCGTCGACTACGCCGATCTGACGAACGGTTGGCTGGCCGAGCACGCGCAGGAACGTCTGCGCATCTACACAGAAGAAGGCTTCGAGATACAGGAGAGGTGAACCGTGAATCCCGTGAATATTCTGCGTCTGCTCAACGAGCAGGTTCCTGTTGCGCCACCGAAGCATCACGCCCTTTTTCTACACGAGGATGGTGTGCTGTACGTCATGATTCATATCAGCAGCCGACGCTGGCTTGAGGTCCGTTTCGACGCTGAAGATCATGGCAAGACCGAAGAGGCCGTATTCGCCGAGATCATGGGGCTAGTCGAGACCGAGCGGCGCGTAGACGACAGCATGCCCACGGCACCGGAAATCCAGAAGACGCTCGGACAGATCGGCTACGAAGCGTACGCCGTTGCGACAGGCGGCAAGACCTGGGATGGCCGCGACATGCCGACATGGGCACAGGTGCTCGCAAGCGGTACGAAGGTCGCCGCGGCTTGGGAGTTCGCGGCGCAGGGAATCGCTCGCGAATCCACCGTACGGCTGCGCATGGCTCTCGAAAAGGCAGAAGACAAGAGCATTCCTGTGTTGATGCCTGTCGCAGAGATTGCGATGCCAGAAGGCGCGCAGGCGTATATCAAGACGCGAGCTGTCGGCTGTAGCGAGAAGCAGTATTTCCGCAAGAAGCCGATCGTGGTCTCAGCCTACCAGGCGCAAGCGATGGTCGAAATCCCGACGCTTGAAGGCGTCATGACGGCGCAGCCTGGCGACTGGATCATCACAGGTGTCAACGGCGAGGTGTATCCATGCAAGCCGGACATCTTCGAGAAGACGTACGAGCCTGTGCCGTCAGAACCTCTGCGGGAACCACGGTCTGTCGCCGAAAGCGTGGCTCACGACAACGAAGCCCAACGCTTGTTTGAGAGCATCGAATACGTGTCGCCACCTTCCGACAAGCGGCAAGTGGCAGGTACTCGCGTCATCGAGACGCGCAGCGGTCCTGTGATCACGTCGGAAACACCTACGCAGTACGCGGCAGCACGGAATCTGTGTGCTGCCGCTGGTACCTGGCATGCTGATGACTGCCCCGGTTTCAGCGGTGCACCGTGTCTCCGCAAAGGGCTGCCAACCAAGACTGAAGGACCCGAGGCGTAGGTCGTGTCGAAGACGTACAGTGAGCGCGCCAGCGAGGCGCGTGACAGGTACATCACGGAGCAGGGCGCGCGTCTTGTCTACAAGCTGTACATCAGCCTGCTCCGGGTTCGCGTTCACATGGGGGCCAAAATCAAGCTGCAACCGTACGATGAGCTGACGTACACGCAGCAACGGCACTTCAAGCGAGCGGCAACAGACGCACGCGCAGTAGAGGCAGAGCCTCGCTTGTACGTCGCCGCACAGTTCGCAGCTTTCGACAAGTTCGGTGGCGGTCGCAAGCGTCTGTTGCCACAGCCTAGCCAGATGTTCGGCATCGCAGCGCAGACGCGGTACCTTGAGACGATCAGTACGAAAGAGGCTGCTCACGAGCGTCTAAAGGCGAGCCGCAAGAGTCAGCATCGCGCGTTCTTTCGAGAGGAGCGCAAGCTCAAAGCGTGGTGCAAGAGTAAGAATATGACGCAGCAGGAAGTGCTGCTTACGTGCTCCGAAGAGTTCACGCCAGAGTTCTTGGAGCACAAAGGGGTGTCCGAATGTCTATGAGCACAGTACCGCGTTTGTCGTTGGTGTCTGTGTCCGGTGTATCCTGGCAGTGGTATGCATGGACGTGGCCTCAGAAACGCTCAGTAGAGCATGCGCCAACTACGGAGAGTGCGATAAAGCGGCGTTTTGAGGTGGCCGGATGAAGCCGCCCATGGAAGTCGTGCCAAGTTCTGCGGTGCCAGCAGGTACCGCGTATCTTGTGGTGAAAAACGCGAAAGGTGACGTCGTTTTTACAGCCAAATTGACAAACTTCACCATTAAGACGCCGCGTATGTGCGCTGATAGTCCTGCCACAAAGCTCAACGTGGGAGACCTGACACCATGAACCGCGCAATCGCACAGCAGAGTCCTGATGGCAAGAAGCTGCACCGTGAAGACTGGTGCACGCCAGGCCCAATCATCCGTGGCTTCTACCATGCGTTTCGCGTGTACCAGATGGGCCTTGATCCTTGCTGGAATCCCAGCAGCCCCGTCATGGCTCGCACGAAGTGGCGCAAGAAAGCGCTCCAGCGGTCCTGGCGCGGTTACGGTCCGGTGTTCGGAAACTTCCCCTACACACGTGGCAAGAACGGTCTGACGATCTGGATGCGCCATGCCTACGAGAACTTCAAGAATCTGCGTGAAGACGACGAAGATGGTCTCGGCTTGCTGTTGCCAAGCAGCACTGACACCGAATGGTTTCACGACTACCTACTCAAGCTGCCTGATGTGACAGTCTGCTTTCTGCGCGGTCGCGTGCGGCACGTACATCCAGACACTGGCCGTCTCGGAGGCCTTGCGTCGTTCCCTTCGCTTGTTGCGCACTGTGGCCGTGGCGCTGACCGCTTTCGGTCCTGGTTCTGCAAGCGCGGTGCCTTGTGGATGCCGACAGAGCAGCTCGTCAAGTTTCCGCGTCGCCTCATCGTGTCGCCATGAGCCGCGCCCTCGTAACGTTCACAAAAGATCGCCTGCACTTTCGACTTACGGTGCAGTACAACGCGAAGCTGGTCGCGCGTGTCCAAGAGGTCGCTTGGACCATAGAGATCCTGACAGCGCAGGGCACGTGGCGCGCTGCAACGGATCTAGATGTGCGCGCGTACGGCTCGCACGAAGCCGAAGCGTTCTCTGTGTTCGTGCAGCCGCGACCAGCTAACGTACAGGTGCTGGCATGACACAGAGCACCGCCGGTTATGGTCGTACTCATGTTCGCACGATTTCTGACCGCGACGCAGCTCGCGCACTAGAGTCGCCGCAGCTAGTGCCCGTCGATCAAACGCCCGCTGTTGTGGTGGAAACAAGGCCAGTGCCAACGGCGATACCTCCTAGCGGACAGAGGACATCACGGTGATCAAGCGCAAGGGCAAACGCGCGAAGGGCTTGTTCGGCGGAACGCTGCCACCGAAGCGGCCGAAGTTCACGTACGACAGGAGCTTCCAGCTCCGGCTCGTACGGCTCCTCTGGCAAGACCACAAGCTTGCCGCGGCTGTCGCTTCGTACTTGTCGCCAAAGCACTTCACGCTTGCGTCGTATGCGTACCTCGCCGAGGTCATCCTTGAGTACGCCGCAGCGAACAATCACAGCATTCCGAAAGACACGCTGAAAGTCCGAGCAACGCACGCGCTGAAAGCTGGCCGTCTGCGCCAAGAGGTCTATGACCGCGTGCTGACCGTGCGCAAGACGATTGATCGGCCGGTGCCTGACCGCACGTTCATGCGGCAAGAAGTCGCGCGCTTCGTAGCGCATCAGAGTGCTCGCGAGATGATTCTTGGCTCGCTTGAACACCTGCACGATCCAAAGAAGATCGCCAAGCTCGTCAACAAGTTCCTCGCAGCTGAAGCAGCCGTCACGCGCGGTGGCACCGGCATCAGCTTGACGAAAGACATCGAGCGGCGCAGCGAGCGGCGCAAGAACTACGTCAAGAACGGTGTGCCGACTGGTCTGCGCGTTGACGATCACATGAAGCCAGGCGGCGCTCCGCCAGGCTCTCTGTGCTGCGTCATGGCTGCGCCAGGCGCAGGCAAGTCGCAGACGCTCGTACACATCGCGCGCTCTGCGATTCTTGAGAGCGAGCGGCAAGAGCGAGTGCTCTACATCTCACTTGAGCTGAGCGAAGACTACATTGCTGACCGCTTTGACGCCGCGTTCTCAGGCGTGCAAGTCAGTGCGCTTGAAGACAAAGCCAAGACGGTTCGGCGTGCGATGGCAGAGCTGGAGCGAGAGCATCCAGACTGCCTGCGCATCAAAGAGTTCATCGACGAACCTGTAGGCGTTTCGCAGATCGAAGCGCACATCAGGCAGCTTGAGCGTGAAGGCTGGTATCCGACGCTCGTGATCGTCGATTACGCCGA